CAGATCGCGCACCCGTCGACCACGTTCGGTGCATGCGGCACCAGAACATCCCCGGGCTGCTTACCCGGCACGCCACCGTGGAGCAGGATCACGGCATGACTCCCTTCTCCATGTGAACCTTCGCCGACTGAGCGATCACCGCCACAACAGCCCCCCGGACCACCGTCGTATCCCCCAACCGCACCCCCACCACATGCCTGGCGAACTCCACCTGTTCCCCCCACAGACGCCGGCACTCCACCACGTCGAGGTTCGCCGCCGCCAACAGGAACCGGGCCGCGAAGCGTTCCGGCGACGCCTTGTGACGCGCCAACAACTCCTCGTCGAGGATCCACCGCCCGCCGCCCAACGGCGCCCCGTGCGTCTCCGCGAGAACATCCGCGGCCCTGCCTGCCACGAACAGGCACAACCGGAACACATCCTCCCGACCCCACCCGCGACACCGTTGCAACGCCCGCAACACCCCCATGTCGTCGTGCCCGACCGCGGCCCGAAGTGCCTTCACCCCCGCACGCTCCACCAACCCCTGCGACACAGCCGATCCCATCACCTTTCTCCTCCCTACAGCACGTCACCCACGGGAACATCCCTCACCCGGCGACCACGCAACACCGCCACGCGCTCACCCGGGCAGTCCTTCCGATGCCGGGCCGGCTCCTCCGCGCAGAACAGAGCAACCGGCCCGGCACCGTGAGCCGCCGAGGTGTACCCGCACACGCACGTGAAGTCAGCAGACGGATGCTCCAACCACACACCACGTCTCGCATTGAACTGACCCAGCACCACGTGCAGCCCGTACAGTCCCGGCGGCATCATCACCGCAACCTGGGAACGATCTGCGCCAGACGGCGCGCATCATCCTCAATCTCGGCGCGTGCCTTCGCACTGGGAGCGTCGTACCACCGCGTCCTCTGCGGATACGTCAGCCCACCCCACACCCCCTGAGGCTCCGGCCTGCCACCCGGTCCCGACCGCATCGAATACCGAAGGCACTCATCACGCACCGGACACACCGAGAAACACACCCGAGCGCCGTACCTGGCCGTCGACCGGTCCATGACCCCGTCGTCACCCGACGACACCCACAACGTCGGCGGATAGCTCCGACACGCCGCTACATACATCCACCCCGGGCGCATCTCCAACCAGTCAGCAGTCACGGCCGGCCACCGTTCACCCACCGCGACACGCGTTTCTCACTGACCCCGTACACCGACGCGATTCGGAGAATGTCGTCACCCCGCCGATACATCGAGCGGGCCTCCGCACAATCCGCAGCGGCCATGGCCTCGGCCACACCGGACGGCGGCACCATATCGGCCGTGTAGTGTTCGCCCATGCTCCGAACCGTGCCTTCCAGGCGGGGCTTGCTGCCCAGGGCACGCCCGTTCTCGTCCCAGGTGATCCACCCGAACGCGTCCCGAACCGTCGTCTCCGGGTCGACCATCGCCGCGACCACGATCGGCAACGCCTCAACCTCCCGCGCGGACAGCTTCCGCAACAGGTACCGGATCGCTCCGGCATCGCCGTCCCCACGGACCAGACACACCAGCGCCGCAGCAACCGGCACCAGACCCTCCGCGATATCCCCCGGCGACTTCGGGTCCAGCACATCGCGTTCGGCCCGCAGGAACCCGCGCAGCGCGGCCGTGGACTCCTCCACCGCCTCCACCGCCCGCACATCCAGCCGGCGACACGGATCACAGCACGCCGTGTGCTGATGGAGGGGGAGCGGCTCGGACACCGCTCCCCCGTTCACCGCTGCCCTCCGGGCTGCGCAACCTCCGGCCACGACTCCCCGTCCTGCGCGGGCGCAGGCGCGGCCGGATGCTCCTCCGGCTTCCCGTACTGCACCGCACCCCACGAAGGAGCGGTCACAGCCGGCTTACGCGGAGCCTTGATCTCGTCATCCGTCACCGGCGGGTCACCGAACACGTCGAGAACCGCCAGCTTCCCCGAGCAGATCTCGTCGTACAGGACGTTCAGGTCCGCGACGTGCGCCAGGACCCACTGATCCGCGGGCCGGCCGATCCGCTGTTCCAACGCCTGCTGGGTGATGCCCTTCTCGGCGAAGCTGGCAACAATCTGCCCCCGCTGCTGCTGGATCGTCATGCGCGGCTCGCCGCGGTTGGCGAGGGTCTTCTGTGCGATCTCGATGGCTTCCTCACGGAACCACACCGGCAGCACCGCGAAGATCATTTCGCGGAGGCGGCGCGAAGCATCGTTCGTGTTCCTCTCGTACACGTCACGGCCGTCCGTCAGCCGCACCGGACCGTACTTCGTGTCCCGGGTGTGCGGCACGATGAACGTCGTCGAGATCCGCTCGTTCGTCTGCAGGTCCCACGCGTACGCCTGCATCTCCGACTGCCCGAACTCGTCGTCGCGGATCATCTCCACGATCCCGCAGTCGATGTTCCCCCAGCAGCGCGCCAGCTCCCGCGCCATCTGAACCGTCGGCCCGGTCACCCTGCCATCGGCCCGCGGAAAGCTGTAGAACGCCCGCTGCGCCAGCATCCGGTTGCCGCACGCCTGCCGCATCGACACGATCGCCTGCGTCTCGTCCCGCGGGAACTGCCGGGCGATCTGCACCGCTGCCATCACCTGCGCCACCGCGCGGGACTGCTCGACCGCCGTTCCCTGCCCGACACGCCCCGGAACCGCAATCGGCCGGTATTCCATCTCGGTCACTGCTCCTCCTTCAATTGCCATGCCGGGAGTTCGGCGGTGTACGTCCGGTCGTTGTTGTAGCCGGGCCACCGATCCTCCCTCTTGCACTGTGCGTACAGATTGATCCCACGCCGGTTCATGCGCTTCCCTGCCTGGCGCATCTGCGGGTCCATCGCCACCACCGTCACCAGGAACGGCGCCGTCGTCTCCTGGAACACGAGCAACAGGTCCATCGACGCGTTGCCGATTCCCAGCGACCGAAGCCCGGACAGGTAGAACTCTCTCTGCCGGTGGTACCCGTACCGGGCGATCGACTTCGCGCACGCCTCCGGGGACGCGTCCGTCGTCGTCTTGTAGTCCGGAATGATCAGACGTCCGTCCGAGGGAGCCGGAAGCCAGTCCAGACGCAGACGGCACATCACCCCCGTCAGCTCGTCGCGCCACACCCCGGTCACCTCGGCGTCGCCACCGGACTCCAGGATCTGACCCGTGTCGTACCGCTGCCGGGCGAACAGGGTCGACGCCAACGGATGCGCCCGCAGGGCATCGGCCATGCCCTTGATCCGCTCGTACTCCTCCGGCTTGAGGACGATGTAGCCGCCGGCCAGAGCCTCACGCTTCTCGATCCGGCCCTCGCTGGTTCGGCCGTCCGGGTTCTCAAGGACGTGGATCGGCTTTCCCGTTCCCAGGACCATGGTGTGTGCCGCGGTCCCGAAGTCCATGCTGCGGGTGGACAGGCGCCCGTTCTCGGCCTCCCACTTGAACTTCGCCGGACACGTGTCCACGATCCGCCGGCAACCGGTCGACGACAGCGAACCGCCTTCGACCGGATCCCGGTGATACACGTCCTCCGGAACCCCCAGGTACAGGCCCGGGTCGGTGAGCAGCCCAGTAGCGGTTGTCACCCGGCCTCCGCAGCCATCGACGCGATCTCGGCGAGAGCAATGCCGGCGTAGATGGTGGCCATTCGCTCGCGCTCCTCGGCGTCCCCGGCGCGGGTCTCCGCGGCCCGGACGCGTGCGGCCAGTTCGGCCTTTTCGTTGCGCAGGTCCTTCACGTCCTGCTGCAGGAGCCGGAACTTGCGCTCCATGTCCGCGATCTCGCTGTCGGTGAAGATCTTCAACGGTTCCTCCTCGCATCGACCCACGCCAGTACCCCGAGGACTGCTCCGAGGAGCAGACCGACGGCACACCACACGTGCCCGGTCACGGCTTGTACCAGCGGTCCGTGTCCAGGCCGCGGAGGTTGATCTGCACCCCGCGCCACGTTCCGACGGTGTTGACCATGCTGCGGCCCCACTTCGTCCGCTCCGGGTCGACGCGGAACAGGTTGCACCACGTGTCCCATACGGACTGCTCCGTCGGGCAGACGGTCAGGTTGACCTGGTCGACGTGGGCGTAGATCTCGGTGATCGGGTCGAGGCGCCGGGCGAACGACTCCGTCTGCAGGGACACGGCGACCGTGCGCGCGTCCGCGGCTTCCATCGTCATGCCGCCACCGCCGTCTCCTGTGACACGGAGAGGTGGACGGTGACGTCCTGGTACGTCAGGTAGCAGTGACGCAGCCGGTACGTCTTGCCCGCGTATTCGTGCGTCAGGGACTTCATGTCCCACGCCTGTCCGAGGGCGAGCTGCCACGCGCTGATCGTCTGGTGGCTGATCTTCTCGCCGACGTCCGTGAAGTTGACTTCGAGGAATCCCGGCAGGGGGGCGCTGATGGTGGGCTCCACGTTCGCGCCGAGGACGGCGGCGTGGTCCAGGAGGTTCGCGCCGACGCGCAGGGTCTGCGCCTTCGTGGGGTTGCTAGGGTGGCTCATTGGCCGACCCCTTTCCTGTCTTGGGGGTTGGTTCCGGGGGCCGTCCTCGGGGGCTAATCCAGGACGGTCCCCGCCTTGTGCGGGGTATGTGCCCGGTGTTGTTGCAGTGTGATCCGGGCCACACGGTGATGCAAGACGTTCGCTAGTTCCAGGCGACGCGGCCCGTCGCCCTGAACATGTCGGCCAGATCCATGCCACACGCCTGTGCGATTCTGGCTGCTATGGGCTCCGAAACGGCGGTGGTCTTCCCGCTGCGCAGGCGATGCACCGTGGCGAAGGAGCATCCGGCCGCTGTGGCGATGGAGCGCACGGTGTGCCGGCGCAGAGGATCAGGGTTGGTCAGTTCGTACATCCCCACCTGGGGGATTGCTCGCTCTGTCATGACTCAAGAATGACACAGAATGACACAAGCGTCAAGGCCCCAACACGAAGGGGCCCCACCACCCGGCAGGGCCCCACCCATCAACCACTGGAACGCTGCGGTCTTAACCCACCGCCCTGGTCACCATCCAACAGCCGGCTCCCGATACTGCGCTCCACACCCCCCACCCGCGTCTCCAACGCCGCAGCGTGGCCCTTCACCGACTGCAGCCCGGTTTCCAGATCTCCCACCCGCTGCATCAACGGCGGACGCCCCGGAACACCCGGCCGCGGCTCCTCTCCGTTCCACGCGTCCAGGATGTGACCCGTCTTCTTCGTGATCTTCCGAAGCCCCCGCCAGATCATCGTGAGCAGCGTGATAATCGCCGTCAGCGCGATCGACCACACCACCACCGCATCCACCGGAGCTATACCCGTGGTGTCACTCACGAGGGGGCCTCCACGGGGCCTCCACGCGGTCCTCCGTCCGGGGAGTGTGCCGCGCCTGCCACCCAGCCACAGCAGTCACCGCAGCCGGCACCACCGCCAGCACCAGCGGCCCCAGCCACGACGGCAGACCCGACACCAGCGCCGGCTGATCCCGCACCGCCTCCAGCACCGCCAGCACGCCCGCGGACCCCACATACGACGCAGCGGTCGCCCACTTCACCTTCGCCTCGACCGGATGCCCCACGATCACTCCCCCGTCCCCTCAAAGGAAACCTGCAGCTTGAGGACGCCAGCGAGAGCATCCCGAAGCTCCTGAGGCCATGTCGCGAACTTCGCGTGGAGCTCCGGGACGACGAAGTGCAGCGGGTGATCCCCCGCCGACTCCGGTACCTCGGACATGGCCTGGTTCAGCCAGTACAGGATGTCGTGGGTGATGTCCGACTTCATGGAGCCGACCGCGTTCTGAACGATGCGCGTCAGGTCGGCCTCGGTGAACGCAGCCATGGGGTCCTCCTCGTTTGCTGCTGCGACGATCCCGGGGAACACCCGGTCGTGGAACTGGCGGACGCGGGCGTCGCCGGGGCACTCGGTGCCGCCCGTCGACCACTCCGGGAACATGCGGTGATAGCCGAACCCGGGATCCGCCGCGGTCCGGCAGATCCGAAGGGGAATCTGGTGGGTGCGGTGCAGCCACACGCCGACCCGGATGATCGACCGGATCTGCTCCTCGGTCCACGGATCGGTGTGCTGGAGATCCGAAGCGGTCTCCATCGACACCGCGCCCGTACCGTCAGGGCGCCGGTTCGCCTTGTAGTTCGCGTCCGCGCACGTCGCCGTGGACAGGAACTGACCCATCGACCCGTCGTAGTCGAGGCCGAAATGCGACTCCAGGTTCGTCGAGTCGCGCCAGTACTCGTAGATCCGCTGCGCACTCCACGGGGCTGCGATGCTGTGCAGGATGAACTGTGTCGGCACAATGGCCGGCTGACTACTTGATTCGGGCTGCAACTCCATGCGTTGCGCACCCTCGTACCACGCCATGGCGGTTCCATTCGTTCGGGGGCTGGCGATCACCGTAACGCATATTCAGCCACCTGACGCATATTCCGCCACCGTGTGCTACACCGACACCCGGAACACCTGCGCCTCACAACCCGTCGTCGAAATCGAGAACGCCGCCGTGTGACCGATCCGGAACTGAACCTTATCCCCCACCACACACGACCGCATCACCGCAGCCTCCGCCGACCAGCCGAACGGCGCCGTCGTCGGCGGACCCGACGCCTGCAACCCCACCACCACACCATTCACCAACAGCTCCAACTGACGGCCACCCACACCGTTCGCCTCCAACGACCCCTCGCAAGAGATCATGTACAGGCCGTTCGACCGGATCGTGATCGAATACGGGTCTGTCACCAGGTCGACCATGTTCGCGTTGTCGAACGCCTCCTGGTTGAACAGGATCAGGGTGCCGGCCGCAGGCGGGATGACCTGCGTACCCGCCCGGATCCACGCAATCGGCGGATCCGTGATCGCCGACAGCTGCGTCTCCGTGTCCGTCATCTCCGCGTCCACGGCCTCGGCAAGAGCCTGGATCTGCGCCGGAGTATCAGCCGGATCCGTGGGCTGCGGGTATGGGAACAGCAACGGGACAGTGAAACCGGTCATCGGGCGACCCTTCCTAGCCGGACACGCGGGATGCTGAGAACACCTTGCTGTTGCAGTTCAGGGCGCCACCGGACGTCTGGAACAGCTGCAACGTCAGGATGTCACCCGGCGCCCCGACCACCAGATGCGTGACCGGTGTACCGGACTGCAGCGCCGCGGCGTTGAACGCCCGGAACCCGGCCACCGCAACGCCGTTCTTGAAGATCTGTGCTTCACGGACACCGACAGCGTTCGCCGCCCACGTCGCCGTCCCGGTCACCAGGTACACGCCGGCAGTCTGGATCACCAGGTTGGTGTTCGACCCACCAATGTTGATCATGTTGTCGTTGTCGAAATCCTCCGTCGTGAACGTCCCCGCCGTCACCGCGTTGTTCGGAATCGCCTGCGCCGCCACCGACGACATGCGGCCGGCCTTACGCGCCACGATCCCCGCGATCAAAGCCTGAGACGCCACCAACGCATCATCGATCGCCTCCGCCAACGCCTGAATCTGCGCCGGCGGATTCACCGCCTCCGTGTACAGCGGGTACGGCAGGTTCTGAGGTGACGTGAAACCAGGCATCAGCCGATCCTCCTAGCGATCACGGCGTCCCACAGCACACTGATCGACGCCGCGGACATCGACCGCGTGGCGACCCGCAGGTAGTTCGTCGCGGCCGGAACCACCACCGACCCCGACACCGACGAATGCGACGCATCCGGACCCACATCGTTGACCTGCGCCACCAACGTGTCAGCCGCCGACGTCGTCGGATACAGATTCGTGTTGTTGACGAACCACAGCGCGTACAGGGCCGCATCCGCAGACGGCACCGTCGCCGGCGGATACGTCGCAGACGCCAGAGCCGAGATCGCCCATGTCTGCCCCGGCGCCACCGGGATCGGAGACGAGTACACGTACGTGTCCTGCACCGCACCGCCGGCGTTCACGGACAGCTCCCGCGACCCCAGCGGGGCATAGCCCGTCACCACGCCCGTAGCCGTCGCCGCACCGGACAGGTTCGCGATGAACCAGCCGTCAGGGATCGTCCCCGGAGGGCCGTCCTCAAAGCTGAAATTGAACACCTGGTTCGGCCCGACCCCGGCCAACGCGTCGATGACGATCCACGAAGCGTCCTGCCGGTTGAAGTACACCAGGTCACCCACAACAGGCGTGTACGAACGCGTGTACGCCGCAGGAAAAGTGATCCCACGGGCCAGGATCGTCAACGTCGTAGACGACACCGCGACGACCGTCCCCACACCGCCCTCCGCCGCATACGGGATCGCGTTGTCGATCGCCTGCGGAAGCGTGATCACGTCGCCACCATCCTGTAGATCCCGAACTGCGCCGTCTGGTACGTGACGTTCCCCGCACCCGGCTGGTACTGCACCATGTCCACAATGTCCCCCGGCGAGCAGAACACCGGAGTCACACTGTTGTTCCGGATCTGCGTACCGGCCGCGGCGTTCGGCTGGATCGTCTCAGCCCGGAACACCGACCCGTTCAGCCGGAACCCCAATCGGTGGACGCCGTTCGGCGCCGCTGTCGAAGCTGCCGTACCGGTGATCCAGTACAGGCCGGCGGACGGGATGACGAACTGGGCGTTCGTCGCATCGCAGATACCGCCGATGTTCGCGAGGATCGTCGTGAGCTGCGTGAACTTGAAGAACGCTGACGGGCCTAGAGCCTCCGCGGCCGTCAGCGACAGCAACCCGAGAGGCGGGTTCAGCTCGGCGGTGGCCTGCGCGTTGATGGACGTGATGTCGTCATCGACGAGTTCGGCCAGGGCCTTCAACTGCGCCGGCAGGTCCGCCTTGTCCTTGACGTAGGGAGGGTCACATTCCGGGTACGGGTACCCGTGGTCCGCTGTGGCCTTCACTAGTCCACCTCCGACGTGGGAACCGCAGACGCACGCCCCTGCAACTGCATCGACCCGGACACCAGCGGATACGTGATCCTGTCCAGCACCTGCACAGCCTGCAGACCCCGATATTTGATCAACGCCACGTCACCCGGTTCCAGGCTGTGGTCGGGCACCATGTCGACGGTCCACTGTTCCGTCAGAGCGATCGACGCGGCGAGCTGCGCCTGCGCAAGTTTCGTTGCCTCCGCCACTGCCAGAGGAGTCTGAACCTTGATCAGCTGAGATACCTTGCCGTACGGGCCACCGAATTGGGTCGGCGACGACGGCCCGACGTCCCGGACCGTCACCCGAACCGGATCCGTGCCGTCCATCCGCTCCGAGATCACCGTGATGCTGTTCGCGGTCCCTTCCCGGGTCACACGGCGCGTGGCACGGGCGTTGACCCCGCCGGATTCGTCAGCGATCGTCACCGTCGGCACAGCGTTGCTGTACGGGTAGCGGCGCACCACGAACGATCCGTCACCGAGTGCGTACCAGCGGCCCTGAACAGCCTGCGCGAGATCGTCCAGCGCTTTGCCGCGGTCCTGGTCCCACACGAGGAACGGCACCTGCGCGTCCACGACGTCGTTGGCCCCGAACGTCGGAGACGCGATCGCTTCGGAGATCAGCCGCTGGATCTCCTCCACGATCGTGTTCGACGTCTGCGATGTCTCCGGCGCTTCGAACTGGAAACCGATGACATCCGCGGCGAGATCCTCGGCCTGAACCGTCACACCGCCGTCCGGGCCCCGTTCCAGGTCCCACACACGACCGGTGAAGATCGGGAAAATCTCCCGAGACCCGTCCGGGTATCCGATCCCGCACGACAGGCGAATCACCGCCGTATACGGCGACAGGACATCCGCCGGATCCACCCCGAACAGCGCCGGGTCGACCGTCACCGTAGCCGTACGCGTTACCCGGGACGTCAAAGACGCCTGAACCTGCCCATCCACCACAGCCTGGTTGTCCGCCACCCGCACGCCGCCGTGGAACACCTCAAGCCGGCACTCGCGTCGCCACGGGTTCGGCAACGCCTGCCGGTACAGGGCCGTCGTCGGCAGCATCAGGAGATACCGCCGAAGAAAGCGATGTTGACCGGTGTGATCGTGGCAGGGGTGATGGACGCTGGCGTCGCCGTCTGGCCGGCACCGAAGCTGCCGAAGCGGGACGTTGCCGCAGTCGTCTTCGAGTTCACCGACGCTGCGGACGATGCCCGGGTCAGCTGCGGCGGCGTCGTTCCGTTCGGAAGAATCCCGATCCAGTAGTACCCCGCGGCGAGGTTCTGCGGGACCGTCAGCGCCATCGTCTTGTGCCCGGTCGACGTCCACACCGCGGACTGGTCCGCCGTCACCGCGAGCCGCGTGCCTGCTGTGTTGTACAGGGCCGCGAAGTTCTGGCCTGCGGTCAGCGTCACACCGGCCGTGCCGACACCGATCTCGATGTTCGACACCAGAACCGTCGTCGCGGCCTTCGCCCGAACCGCCACCCGGATCAGCGTCATCGCACCCGCGGTCAGGATCGACGAGTTCACCGCCAACGCAGGGTCGATCGACCACGCCACGTAGGACTGGTCGGACGGCATCCACTCGCCGTCCGCCACCGGGTTGATGTTGATCTGGTCCTGCAGATCGTTCAGAGCAGCGTTGAGGGGAATGTCCCAGTTCGCCTGCCCGTGGGTAGGTGTGGTGACCATCGTCTAGCCTCCGTAAGGTCCGTCGCCATAGGCACCGAATCCGTAACCGCCGACCGGAACAGGTGCCGCAAGCCCCTGCTGAACCTGGTCCCACGTGAGCCCGGTCGCGGTGAAGCTCGCCCACGTCGGGAAAGTGTCCTTGACCAGACACCAGTTGTTCTGCACCGTCCCCTGCGCCGGACCAATCGGCGCATCGACAACCGTCAACGGTGCCGGCCACAACCGGAACGGCTGCCGCAGATCCCCACTCATCCGCTGCTCGCCGACGTCACCGGGCTGGTAGTACCGGTCAGGCCACCCGAACAGCGGATCCAGCTGCAGGAAGATCGGTCCGCCCCACGCGTAGAACGTCTCCACGGACTCCCGCGCGGCCAGCGTGACCGTGGCGATCTGCCACGACGTCCCCGGATCCTTGCGGTACGCGTACGCGTCCGCCGGCCGGGACCGGTTCAGGATCGGGAACAGGGTGGCGTCCGCCGCGCGGGTCTGATCCCCGAGACCCCCGTACACGAGGAACAGCGCCGGCTCCTCAGGTTGCGGACACAGCACAGCGTCCACTGGGTTCTTCACGCACTGCGAGATCTGCAGGTCCGCCCACGGCCGCGCCGGATCCTTCATCCACGACACACCCGAAGCAACGGTGATCGTCACCGGGCCGGCCAGCGTCACCGTGCCCAGGTTGTTCGTCGACCGGTACCGGAGTGGCGTGTTCAGGGGCGCCTCAGTGTCGAACAGGTACCCGACACGGTTGCCCGCCCCCGGCGCCGGTCCGACGAGAGTCAGCGGGTTCCCGCCACGCACTGTTGTCCACGTCATGCCTCCGTCGTCGGACCGCTCGACCGTCGCGGTCAGCGAACCGGTTGCGGAGAACTCCGTGCGCAGCAGAACCGCCGCATACGGGTCCTGCACAGTCGCGGTGAGGAGATCAGCCACCGCTCTACCTCCTCGTTCCGAAGGACAGTTGCCGGCCTGCACGGTTGCTGGCCAGGGTGACTCTGGTGTCCACGATGTCGGTGATCTCCCTGTCGCCGACGAATACCTGCGCGAGGATCTGCGGGGCCTGCTGGCTCAGTTGTGGAGCGTTCGCGGCGAACTGGTCGCCGGCGCCACCGATCGCGAACGGCGATCCCACCGCCGGCCGTACCGTTCCACCGGACATGCCGGCAATCATGCCGGTGACCGAGGTGAGTTCACTGCCGAGGACGCCGCGCTGCGACTGGATCCCGGCGATCAGGCCTTGCATGATTGCCTGTCCGGCGCCGACGAGTAGCGTACGGTCCTTCTCGATGGGCCCCTTGTGGTCGCGGATGTAGTCCGTGACACCGCCGAGGACGTCTCCCAGGTGGGAGATCTCCTGCTGGATACCGCGGATCAGGGACCGGATGATGTCCCCGCCGATGCGGAGCATGTCCCCGGCGAGGCCGCCGAGGGCCTGCGTCACCTTGTACGGGAGCAGAAACAGTTCCCGGGCGACCTCGGAGACCAGGCCGATCAGGACGTCCTTGACGCTGCCGAGAGCACCCCGGAAGTCGCCGTCGATGAACTGGGAGACGGCCCGGAGCGCGGGGATCACGACGGTACGCAGAACCTGCGCAAGCTCGTCGGCGAAGATCCCGGCGAGCCTGCCGACAAGTTGGATCAGCGGTTCGAGGAGCGGAAGCAGGTCGGTCAGGAGTTGACCTGCGAGGTCGGCGATCTGGGTGAGGATCGGGGTCAGCGCGTCGAACACATCGAGGAGCGCTCCCTGTAGGGTCTCGAACGCGGGGGCGAGCTCGCCGAGCAATTCGATCGCGACAGGGAAAAGCTTTTCCGCGAGCGTCGCATAGGCGCCGAGAATCGGCTCAAGAATTCCGGGTAGCTTTTCGAGAATCGGAACGAGGAAAGACGTCAGCAAATCGGCGAATTTCTGCACCAATGGCGCCTGTGCGGCGAATACCCTGGCCAGCGAATCGAACAAAGGAGTGAGCACGGGCAGGATCGCGGCGATCAACGTACCCGCCGCAGTGATCAGCGGGGCGAACGCGATCGCCAGTTTCGACACCGCACCCGCCAGCGACACCAGAACCGGGGCAAGCGCGGCAATGATCTGGTTCAACGCCGGACCCAACGCCTTGAGGATCGCCGTCACGCCCGGCTCCAAAGCGATGATCACACCGCCCAGAGCCGAGAACGCCGTACCCAGCAGCGGCAGAGCCTGAGACGTCAACGTATTCAACACACCGAACAACGCCTGAAACGCGCGCTGCGCCTCATCCGTCGCCGTGATATCCGCCAGAGCCTTCGACACCCTCTCCAAGATCCCAATAACGCCGTTGAACCCTTCGGCCGTCGACGTCACATTGGCGAACACCGTGCCGAGATTACCGATCGTCCTGAAAAGGGCACCGATCTGGCTGATCGCCGAATCGATCGCCTTCTCAAGGTTCCCCGACTCGAACGCCCCCGTCAGCTGATCACCGAGATCCGACAACTTCCCCGCCGCGGCCTTCGTCAACCGGTCGAACGCCGGACCGGCAGCCACCGCCAGCTGGCCAAGTGCCTTGACCGCGACACCAGGCAGATCAGACAGGTTCCCCAACGCCTTCGAAGCGCCGTCCAACGCCTTACCCAGCATCCCGTTCCGACCCAGTTCACTCGCCGCGGACGCCCCCGACAGGGCCATCGCGTTGAACTGTTTCGCCACCCCCACCAGACCGGTCTTCACCGACGGCAGGACATCGGTCGACAGGCCCTTCAACACCCCGTCCAGGCCGGCAAACACCTCGTTCTGCACGGACTGCTGCAGGTCCTTGAACGCCGGCTGCAACCTCTGAACCTGCTTCGCGAACTTCTGCGCCTCCGGAGACAGCTTCTTCAACGCCTCATCGAATTTCTCCGGGTCCGAAGGATCCAGCGCCGCCGTCACCGCATCCTCGACACCGACCATCGCCAGCTTCAACACGCCTGCGGCAGATGCCACTGTCAGGATGGCGGGCGCAGCCAGCGCCGCGGCCGGCGCCACAAGCTTCAACGTCGACACCAGAGCGAATGCCCCCTGCGCCGCTCCCGCGAAGCCGAGCAGTCCGGTTCCCAGCGACGACACCGGCCCCAGAGCGCCGCGGGCCGCGTTCCCGATCCCGGAAAAGTCCCGGACGGCACGCTCCAAGCTGTCGTTGTCGATCGTCGTCTCGATCTCGATCGGAGGCGCCACCAATTCGGCTACCTCGACCGCGGTCTCGACCGCTGCCACAGTCTCCTCAACGATCTGGTCTTCGTCGACACCGATGCGGATCTGCTCCCGGGCGCCACGCAGGCTCTGCGCCACCACCTGCAGCTGGTGCTGGATCCGGGCCCGCGTGTTCGGGTCCAGTTCTGCGTTGACGTTGACGGCCTGCGCGGCGTTCCCGACCGCCTCAAGATCGGCGTTCACATACCGCAACAGGTCGTCCGCGGTACCGGACGCCAACGCCATGTCGATCTGAACCTCGTCGATCGACTCCTCGACGAAGGCGATCTCACGGTTCAGATCCCGCTCGATCTGCGCACCCGTGCGCGACGTATCACCCACGATGTCAACGAACGCGAGACCGATAGCCATGTGATCAGGCTACCGGTACCCGGTCAGAACTGAACGGCATCGAATCCGCGAAGGTCCCGCACACTCCCACCAGGAGGAATCCTCAGATCAGCCTCGAACTGCATACGCTTCATCTCGTCCAGGCGCGGCAACACGTACGCCACGACGGCCGTGCACCACAGACCGATCGTCACCCGGTCCGGCCAGATCCCTTCCAACGCCAGAGCAGAAACGATCTGACCCTCTTGCGCAGCCGAGTACGCCACCAACCGGACCACCTCCCACCACGGGCGTCCGGCAGCCTCCGCAATCGCCGAACGGGCCCCGTCGGCGATGTCAGCCATGGTCACCTGGCACGACACCAACGCATCGGCGAGCTCATCCCGATCCGTCTGGCCGACCATCCCGGGAATCACAGTGTCCAGCCGCTGCCCCTCCAGAGCGATGAGCCAATCGTCTGCCCACCCGGGCTGCACAGTGACCCGCAGAGGGCCGACAGCGACCCTGACCTCCCGAGGCCGCAGGATCGCTGCGAGACTCACCGGGCGTGCTTCCCCGATGCCGTCTTGGCAGCGGCGCGCTTCGCCGTTCGCTTAGCCGGCGTCTTCTTCGGTTCCGGCTCTTCCTCGCTGTTCACGGTCTTCACAAGTTCCCGGGCCACCGCCTCAAGGTGGCGATGGTCGTATCCGCCGGTGATGAACTCGGAGATGAAGTCCTTCCGGGCCTCTTCGTCCTTGATCAGGTGAATGATCAACTTCGTCGTCAGGACAATCGACGACCCCTCGGAGATCCCCCCCGAAGCGATCATCGTCAAGGCCATGACCTGACCCGCCGTCGGCTGACTGACCGGCCACTCACGACCGGCAATGGTGATCTTACGGTTCTGGTTCGCGTCCATGCGCCGATCGTACCTACGTGACACGCACGTTGTACCCATTGCGGATACCCACCTGCTGCACGGCCTTCGCCATGAAATGCACACCCTTCGTACCCGGGTGATGCACAACCTTCGCATACACGGTGCGACCGCCCACCTTGAACTTCAACACCTGCGCCCGACGCGGCCGGATCACATGCGGCCTGGTGCCGTTCTCCACGAACGTCGCATAGTTCACATCAGCCGCCACCCGCACCGTCGGACCACGGAACGTCACCCGCGGCTGCGCCGAGATCGACGCCCGCAACCGTCCCGTATCCACCGGCGCCAACTGCTTCGCCCGAGCCTCCACCTCACGCGCCACCCGCGCCACATCACGCGAAGCGAAACGGTTCAGCTCAGCCCTCACCGCCCTCTGATCCAGCCGGATCGTCGCCACCGTCCACCTCCGGCCCCTTCTTCAACTTCGGCTCACGAACCGAAGCAGCGACCGAAGAGGCCCTCTCCACAACCTCCCAGTACCCGCCGGCAACCATGCCTCGGACACGCTCACTGTCGTCCAACCACACCTCGGTCCCGGCCTTCGCCTCAACCGTCGTCACAACCTGCCGCACCAACACCCTGTCAGCCATGGAATGCCCCTCTCACTAGACGATGCAGCCACACGCATCGAGCTGAACCGACACACCCATGATCCCCCCAGTACAGCCACCCTCAGGGCCGAACGGCTGCCACTCCGTCGGCGCCATCAACCCCGATCCCTCCTTACCCGTCCGGAAGCAGCACAGCGCCTCCACCATCGCCCCCATGTCCGAGTAGGCCTGCTGCGCCGTGTTCTCCATCTGTACGCACGTAGGCCCGGCGTTCTGGTCACCGACCGGCGCGCAGCGGGCCACGCCCATCTCTAGGTTCACCTGCCACACCTTCACCCCGCACGCCTCGTACACGCCCTGCGCGGGAATCTGCGGCACAACACCGGCGAGGCGTACCGCGGCGAACCCGGAACAGCACCGGTCCTCCACCAGACCGGCGGACAGGAACAGGCGGAAGTCCTCACCGTGAATGATGCACACCTCGGCAGGCGGATTCGGGCGTGGCGCGAGAGCCGTCTGAAGACACACGTGGAGGGTGTCGACGAGACCGGCCACCTTGTCGTCGAACGCCATCACGACGTCCTCATCGACGGCGCCGGCAGGTCGTTGGAGATGACACGCGGCCTACGCTGCAGCCCCCTCGGGTTCACCGACCGGATGAAAAGGTCGACCTCGGCGATTCCCGTGAGACCGTTCGTCAGGACGTCCGTCGGGTCGATCATCTCCACCTGTACGCCGGTCCGGGTGATCGATGCGACGTTCGGAGGCAGCGCACAGTCCTGTCCCTGGCACGCCTTCAGGAACTCGCACGCCAACAGGCCGGCGGCGATCTGCCCCGCTGCCGGAAGCGGAGTTCCCCGCAGGTAGGTGACCTCGAAGCTTCCCTCATCCGGAGACTCAAGGTTCATGTCCTGACACGTCGGCCAGCACTGCCCGTTGATTCCGACCAGTCTGGTGCGGTTGTCGACCCGGTACATCGACGGGTCGATCAGGACCCCGTCGACTGTCACCGACACCACGCCGGCAACCGGCCCAGGAAGCCACACCGAGCACCGCGGCTCGCACGAGCACGCACCCATGCATCCGCAGTTGAACCACGACCCGTCGCGAATGAACGGCGCCCACACCGAGCCGACACCGTCTGCCGTCACCGGGTAGGTCATCCACCCGCCGTAGAACGCGCAGTCCGTGCCACACGGACGAACCGTGACCTCACACGCCCCGAAGCGGCGCCCGGTCAGAGCCCACAGGATGTACGTCGCCCACGACGTCGCCCGGTCCCGTTGCGTGTTCGTCGCACTACCCCAGTCCGCGCAACACGTGGTGTCGATCGTCCAACCACACGGGGCAGTCGATCCGGTCGGCAACGGCGCGGGGGCCGGTACCGGGTTGATGACAGGCATCGCGCCTCCTTACGAGACGTTGAACTTACCGGCGCGGACAAACGTCGCCTGCGCCGGATCAGACAAGTCCGTCGCAGTCTTCGTCACCACGATGTACCCGATCAGGGTACCGATGCCCTGATTGTCAGGGATCACCACGAAGTCCAGCGACCCCACGTTCTGCAGCGCGGTGGCCTGCGACGAGTAGATCGCCTGCCCGTACTGGATCAGTACCTGCGACCCTGCGTCACCCGTGCCGAACAGGTACACCCGCTGAATCGTCGAAGTCGACGCAGGTCCCGGAACCGGTGTGATCACCCCGCCGACGTCGTAGTTCGTCGGGTCGATGAACGTCGTCACAGGGCTTTGGGAGCCGGACAGCTGAGTCGCGTAACCAAACTGAAGGGGCGACTCTGCCGGCGACGTCACATGATGCGGTGACTTCTTGTTGGACGCATACCCGAGAGACGGTGAGAACATCTCCCCCACCGACTTGTTGATCCGCAGGTTCACGCCGTTCGGTGACAGCTGGTTCCCCGACACGGAGAACGGGCCGAGGTCGAACATGACGTCGGCGACCTGTTCGGCAAGGTTGTCCAAGGGGACAGGGGCCGACTTGACGACGTTCAGAATCCCCGTGCCGATGTTGCCGCCGGTCGCACCGATCTGGATCCGGTTGCGGCGCTCCGTCGCCGTCGGAGTCGTCGCCTGCGCAGTGATCACCCCGAACTCGTCGACCATCCACCAGTTCACGGCACGCGTCGCCGGAACACCGACGATCGGTACGACCTGCGCAGGCATCGACACGAACTTCACCGACGGGTTCGCCGGATTCGTCACCGCATCGACGATGTACCCGGTGAGCGGCCCGAACGACAGCAGGTTCGTGCCCACGCCGGACATGGCACCGCCCGACACGAGACCGGTCGACAAGGTCTCCGCGAAGGCGTTCCCGACGTTGACGGTCGTCGCTCCGGTCACCACGACCAGATCGCCAGTGACCGTTCCACCCGACAGCGGAAGATACGGACCCGGAGCAGGCGTCGGAAGCGTCACATGGAACGTTTCCGTGTCGAGATGGATCCAGTAGTCTCCGGCCGGAGCGTAGAACGTGATGAACCCGGCGCCGTCAGTGACACCCGGGTTCGGGATCGGGATCGTTCCCGCAGCGTCGGCGAACAGCGGCGTGAACACGTTGCTGTTGTCCGGGAACACCTGGTACGCCATGTTCACGGCCAACACGGTGTCCGGTGTCCAGTACTGCTCGCTGTACAGCTCGAACGCCACCGCAGCCCTCCTCTCCTACGTCAGGTTCACCATGGCCGACGGACCCTGTACCGTTCCGGCGATCGCACCGAACGTGGCAGGAAGCGCTCCCGTGATCCCGTCCACGTAGTATGCGTTCCGGTTCGCGTTCAACACCGGAGTGTCGTCCGACACAATCGGCTCCCACGTGTCCCTGGACCTCAACCCCACCGAGATCAGGCCCTGTTGCGCGAGGACGAGCCAGTACAGGACGGGCCTGATGTTCTGGGACAGACCGGTCCACTGCTTCACACCGGCGAGTCCGGTGGCGACGGTACCGAAGTCGGCGACCAACGCCTGTGGCGTGTTCGCACTATTCGACGTGTACAGGCCGGCGCGGAGGTTCCCGACACCCAGCAGGGTCACTTCTGCTGCGACGGCGGTGAGAGTGCACTTCTGCCCCGGGTAGAACGGCAGCGCGTACGCCCGGTTACCGACGGGGGTGATCGCCGACGGGGCCCCGTATGCCGGGAGTGAATGCCAAGCCCCGGAACGAACGAGCGGAATGTTCCCGACAGGGCCGATCTTCAGCCGGCGCCCCGGGTTACCGTCCGACGCGTACAGCTGATCCACGTCGGCGCGCCACCACAACGACCCCTCTTCCTCGTCCGACGTCGCCGGATCAGCAGACAGGGGAGGAACTGTCAACGGCGTGTAGAACCGGTACGGCATCAGCTGATCACCACGTAGAACTCGTTCAGGGCCGGCGCGGGCGTGAACCGCAGCGTGATCGTGTTGTTGTCGGTGTGCTGCACCTCCGGCTGGACCTCCACGAACACGCCGCTGTTGCGGAACACCGTGACGTGTAGGAACTTCGTGCCCAGGTTGTGCGTAACCGCGATCGTCTGGCTGGAACCATCACCCACGAGCTGAGCGAAAGCGTTCCCGCCGACCCGCACGAACGTCAGCGGAGTCGTTCCCAGCACGATCGGGTTGTTCGTCGCCAGGAGCCACAGCGTGTCCGCCGCGGTTCCCTCCTCAACAATGACGACCATGCCGGCCGTCACTTCCGCTGATGTGTCCGCATCCTCCGACCGGATCGCCGGCGTCGCCGGCCCCTGGTAGTCGTACAGGCCGTTCTCCTGGCCCAGGGTCTGCCCCCGCGTCAGGAACCGTTCCCCGACCGACAGGGCCACGCCGTCCACGGTGGCACCCGGCGCCGCGAGGTTCACGTTCGTAGCGGAGCTGACCCGCACGGACTGCTTCCAGTCACGCTGGTTCAGCCCGGACGTGAGCTGTCCGAGGTTGATACCGTCGGAGGCGATCACACCGTCACCGAGCTCGTGGATCAGGTTGCTGTTCAGGTCGAGATCGGCGAAGTACTCGATGCTCACTGGACTACCTCCGTAGGTACGCTGCGCCGCTTTGGGCGCTGGTGAACGTCAGGACGGTCTGAGTCAGGGAAGGATGCGCGATCTGGGCTTCGACCTGCGCGGTTCCTACGTCGATCGACACGGACGGTTTCGTCTGGAAATAGTGGTCGATCGTCCACACCAGCGCCGGAACGGTTTGCATGTGCACACAAACATCGGGGAACACCTGCGCCCCGAACCCAGGGGCGACAGGGATCCGGAAGAACCCGCCGGAAAGCTCCGCCAGATACAGGCCAGGCGCAGCATAGAAATCAATGTTCCCCATGCCGTCCGCAACGAGCGGCGACGACAGCGGGATCGTCGCCCCCGCATCCGCGAACATGATCGGAGCCACATTCGACCCGTCCATCGACACATCGATCGACGCACCCGCCGCGGGGTTACCGCCCGGGAAGAACAGCATCAGATGGTACTGAACCAGCACTGCCACACCTCCCGGGCGGACCTGCAGTACGTGCTACGCGGCGAGTGCCTGCACACCACACGACGAAGCCGGCGGCGCGAGGTTCGTGACCTGGCCGTGGTACAGGTCGTCGTCACCGATCGCCGTGAGGAGCGGTCCCGGAGCCGGAACCACACCCGAGTTGATGACGTCGTACGGTCCGACACCCCACGGGCTGTTACAGAACGCCGAGGCGGTCAGCACCATGTTCAGCGCCCCGTTCTCGATCGTGTAGTCGCCGTACTGGGCGTTCGTCAGGAGCGGCCACAGCGAGTACCAGTACTCCACGTTCGTGGTGGTGCACTCCTGGTTGGTGATCTCCGACCACACCTCCAGGGCGAAGTTCACATCGGAGGACCCGCACTGCTTGCGGAAGCCGACCGTGTTCGGCGTCGGCGTCGCATCGTCGAGGACCAGCGGCGCACCGGTCATGATGTTGACCGCGTCGGGGTTGATCTGGCACAGGGTGATCGTCAGATCCTCCTGCGCAAGCTGCGCCTTCCCCTTCGCGTTGATGCACAGGTCACCGTTGGCGTTCAGGACCCGGATCGGGTCGCCACCCTCGTACTGCGGCGACGGAGCGATCGAGATGATGCCGTCGGTGACAACGGTCGTGGAAGCGCCGATCACCGGCACACCACACGCGTCGAGTCGGGTTAGCCGCATCACGCGACCGCGCACAACCGCGGGGCACTTCGATGCCATGTCAGGTTTCCTTCCTTGCGCGGCCGCGCCGCTTCGGCACGGCAGGGTTGACGGCAGCCGGCTCGTCTTCCGGCACCGAAGCGATGTCGCCGGCGAGTACCTCGTACGCCTCCGCGAGCCACTCCGGGACGATGAAATGCCCGTCGCTGTCAGTCTGAACATCGAACGGATTGTCCGTCAGCGACAGCAGATCCCGCGCCATCTGACCCCGGTCCTCACCGGGAATGATCACGGTCACGGCGCCTCCAACGGAAGCTCGATCGCGAACGCAGTCAAACAGTCCGGAGCCACGTTGTACGACCTCGCGGCCTCCACCGTCGCCTGGTTCAGTGTCCGGTTGAACGTCTGGTACGGGTCCGGCATGCTGATCTCGGTGTCCCGCCAGATCGTCACCGGCGGTGTGATGAACGCCCACACCGAACCAGCGGCCGGTGCCACGTTCGCCGGCCCGGTGATGTCGTACCCGGAACCGAACGACCAGATCTCACCAGTCGGAGTGACCAGGTGCGCCGGGATGTCCGGCGTGTCCGGTCGGACGATCACGTTCCCGAACGCCGCTGCGCCCATCGCCGCCGTGTTGACGTGAATCGTCCCCTGGTATCCGTAAGCGTCCTGGAACGCCTGGATCAGCGCGGACAGGCGACCACCGAACGACGTCAGCGCGGACGCCACGGTAGTGGCGCCCATCAGCGTCAACGCCGGCGAAGCACCAACACCACCGCCGTTCCAGAACGCCGCCTCAACCTGGGTCTGCTCACCCGCCAGCAGACGCTGACGGGCACGCTCGGCCTGCTGCGCGATGTCTCGTCCGACCGGCGAACAGTTCACCGTGGCGTAAGCCCAGAACGGGGCCGTCGTCACCGTGTCCGCGTTGTCGTCGATCGTCTTGACGTTCTGTGCCGACGGAGGGCACTCAGCCGTGTACAGGTGCGCTCCGCCACACGTGATCGGCTCGAACTGCACACCGCCGAGGCCGGCGTGCCGGTCCTGCGGCAGGATCGCCCTAGCAGCGTGGAACAGCCCGTACCGCAGCGGACCCGCCGAAGGCGCATCCACATGGACAGGTCCGATTGTTGCTGCCATTCGCGCCTACCTCCCTTCTGTGTGAGGCCGGGCCCCCGACGCGATAGGGGACCCGGCCGGCCACTGGGTCGGTCAGACGGTGCAGTCGAGGTCGATCTGCGCGGCGGTCGCACCCGACGGGCACGACAGGGCGCTGTACAGGCGCAGCCCGGCGCAGGGGTAGATCGGCGCCCAGCCCTCCTCGGTGAACAGCTGCGTGAACAGGTTCTGCGTCAGGTTGGTGGAGTCGTACACGTTGTTCAGCGTGATGACGTCCTGACGGGCGAGGACGACCGAACCGGCGGGGAACGCCAGGAACTGCACGGTCGTCGGGAACGCGGTGATGTACGGCGCACCGGAGCCGACCGACGGAGCGGCGACACCGCCCCAGAAGTCCTGCCAGTCCCGGACGAACTGCGGCCGGACGGAACGCGCGGCGAACCAGTCGAGGATCATCGCGTTGGTCAGGCCCGGGTCACCGTGGTTGCGGCGGGTGAAGTCGGCGCGCAGAACGGCGAGGATCCACCGCGGGAGAACGACCTCGATGACCGCGTCGTCCGCGAGGCCCTCCCGGTAGCGGATGTCCGTCGCGGCGAGCTCGACCGCGGACAGGATCGCGGACGTCGCCGGGTCACCGGCCGGAGTGGTGATCGCAGTCGCGGCGCCGGCCTGGGTCACCAGAGCAGCGATGATCAGCCGGTTCAGCCGGTGCGCGTGGGCGACCATCGCACCACGGCCCCAGCGGGCCATCAGCTCCGGGTACGCGGACAGCTGCAGGAACGAACCGGTTAGGCACGTCACGGCGACGTTGAGGCGCGTGTCGACGAAGTTCGGGCACGGGATTTCCGCGCACGCCTTCGGGGTGTCAGCGATGACCTGCGCTTCGGTGAGGCTGGTGAACGACGTTGCGGTCATCAGCTGCGCGAACGTCGGCTCACTGGTGTAGCGGACACCACCACGGGTGACGGTGGTCTCCGGCAGGTCGATCAGACCGTCGAGGGACTCCATCTCGCACAGCGAGTACAGGGTTTCCGACGGGGCGCACCAGCCGGCGGCGGCGGTCAGGGACAGGCGCCGGTTGTCACCGCCGGCGCGCTTGCGCAGCGATGCCTCCCACGACGCCATGAGGGAGCCGCCCTCAAGACGGCGCTGCGACCGGACCCTGTCGAGGACCATGGTGGCCGTCTCGTAGTCGTCGGTGTCACGGATCGCGAACTCGGTGTCCTCGCGGCGGATCTGCATCAGCCCGTACACGTTCGACCGGGAGTTCGTCGAAGTGCCGAACAGCGACTGGCGGTTCGCCATCGCAGCGCCGATGTCCCGGAACGAGTTGTACTCGGACCCCTGCGACAGGCCCTCGACCAGGCCGTGGGCGTCGTTCGGAACCATGAACTTGAACGACACCGACGGGGTGTTCCCGACCGTCACCGCAGGGGCGTTCTTCGGGATGTCCGCGACGGAGGGCACCCGGGCCGGCCGGCTCGTGGCGAGTTCGGCGGCGCGCTGCTGCGCGGCGGCGTGCTGCTCGCGGCGCTGCTTGCGGTTGGCGAGTTCGTTGCGGGCCACAGCGACACGGGAGAACGCGTTCTCGAACGCCTCGGTGTCGAACGCCTCAGCATCGGTCGGGTTCGCCGCCGTCTCGGCCTCGGTGATCAGCTCGTCGAGGTGCGCGGTCAGCTGCGCGTCGTCCAGACCGGACAGGTCGTCCGCGGGGATGACAGCGGTCGGCTCGATGGGCGTGGTGGTCTCGGTGGGCTCCGTGGTGCCGTCCACAGCAGCCCTCCTCTCTACTCAAAGGATGGGTGTGTCTGCTGCGGTCCGGCTGGGCCCGGCGACCGCTATCGAATTGTGTGGGGATCTTCGTCCCGCATTTCGGATGGTAGCAGCCCGTGCCGAAATGGGCAGGCCCCCGGCAGCTTGGGATGCTGCGGGGGCCTTGTGGGCAGACGCGCAAGGGGGGCTCGGCGACTACTGGTTCGAGGCTACAGGCCGGCGCGCTGGTGTGCGGCCCATTCGTCGTACATGGCGCGTGGTACCTGGATGGCCCGGTTGATGGTTCCGCCGGCTGTGGAGACTTCGGCTTTCAGGATGCGGTAGGCGCCCATGTCGAGGACGAATGAGACCTGCTGGTCGCCGTTGGCGTCGGTCCAGGTGACTTTGTACGCCATGTGGTTGGAGGCCTTACCCCCACAGTTACAGCCCATCAGTTCTCCGTCAGCATCTTGAGGCGCAGGCCGGCGAGCTTCGCGCGCGCCGACCTGAGCGCCAGCTCATTGGCAACAGCTGCCTGGGCCTCGGCCTTGAGCGCGCTGCGAACGCAGCTTTCGGCGATCTCGAACGAGGAGATTTCACGTCCGTCGGCTTCGACCACGAGCATGGGCCAGTCCAGGCCGTGAGCGGAGAATTCCGCGCGCAAGTCCTCCGCATCCACGTCGATTCCCTCGGGGGGACTGATGTGGGCGAACGCCGTACGCGCCGGAGAGGACATGGCAGTGAGCCGCTCGTGGAGCTGCGCCGCCAACTCGGTGACGTATTCGGGCCCCGGGCGCTCGAACGTGGCGCCGACCGTGTCCGGCTTCTTCCGGCCGACCAGCGCAGACGAAGCGACCAGCGAGTAGCCGCCCTTGTTGTCGACACCTACCCGGTATACGGGGAAACCCGGGTTGTTCACCGAGTGGATTCCGATCATCTCCAGGTTTCCGAGGACATCGGTGCGCCAGTCACCGGACGGCGGTGACTGCAACAGCTCGTCGATCTGAGCGAGTGTGGCGTCGGCGCGGATCGCACCGGAGATCCACACCCCGAACGTGTCGTCACCGGCGGTCACGTTCGCGATCGTCGTTGACACGTCGTCGTAGTGGTCGCGTGCGGCTTGCTGCCCGAACTCGTCTGCGGCGTGACCACCACCGATGGTGATCTTTCCGGTCGGGATGCCCGTCCCCTCCGCGGTCATCGTCAACCCCAACAGGAACTCCCGGTACCCAGACATCGACCGGGGGATCCCCACCTGACCGGGCAGGCCGCGGTGCGGCACACCGTGCTGCCCCATGTGCCCGTAGATGCGGCGCCACCCGTTCTCGTCGGGCTCGGTGACGGTGATCGGGGTCGGGCCGGTGAGCTGCGGGTCCTCGAAGTAGGCCAGCGGCGGCCGGCTCACCGCGGCGCATGCGGTCAGGGCGAACGGCGCTTCGATCGTGTCGTCGTCCAGCGCCCCGGCGAGATGCTTATACAGGCCGGTCACGACGCTCTTCAGCTCTTCCTGCTGCGCCTCGGGGATGTCCGCGCCACCGCGGGCCCCGTTCAGGACCCCGGCGACCGCGTACACCGCGGCCGGGATGATGTGCAGGTCGCCGTCGAGAACGTCCGCTACGCCCAGCTTGTAGGCGCCCTTGCTCATCGGGTCGGCATCGGAGTCCTGGTACAGGAACGCGGACGCGTACTTGTCCCACGCGTCTTGGCCGGCATCCTCCTCGTTGGTGCCCGCCCACTCCGCAACCCGATCGGCCGCGGCAGTGCCGTCCCACTCGACGTCAGCCTCGGCAACGGGCATGTCAGCCCATCCGTCGCTGCGCACCGACGCCACCAGCGACTGCGGAGCCGGCGACGCCTCACCCGGTGCGGTGATCCACAGATCGGGGAACGCCTGCACCGACACCAGGGTCACCTTCGCGAACTCAAACGCGGTGAAGACGCACACCTCACCGTACGGCTCCGGCTCCTGGATCCCTTCAGCGTCGTAGTACGGTTCCCCGCCGCCGGTCATCTGCCATTCCATGGAGCAGCCCGCGGGCTCCATCGACGGGTAGACGATCTTCTGGTCGGCGAGGTACTTCGCGCGCTCGACCGCCGGGATGATCGCCGGGTCCAGCCACACACCGGACGCCATGACCTTACCGGTCATCGGGTCGATCGTGACGGAGTCGACCCGGCCGACGGTCACGGCCTGGTCGTGTCCTTCGTCGGTGTACTCCTGCCAGTCCATCGGCAGCGGCAGAGTACGCATGGTCATGCCCGCGGACTCCACGACGCGTCCGTCCGAGGTAGGCCGGTCGAGGTACCCGACAGCACACGGGCCCCAAGGGATGTCAGCCACGGGAAACCTCCCTGTTGATGATGTCTGTGGCTAGGGTGGCACGGTTCACTGTCATGCCTGCCTGTACGTCAGGACGCACCGGCACTGGATCACGTTGGAAGCCGAACCGGTCGGGTCTCCGGGGAACTGCAGCGGCTCACCACCGACGATGAACGGCTGCCGCAACGGCACTTCCTGACCGTCCGCGTCAAGATGCGCAGGCCTGGTCCTGTCAGGCTGCGTCACAGTCGCCTGCCACGTCTTCAGCATCGGCCGGCCCGTGTCGATCTCCTGCTGGCCCGCGCCAGCGAGGGAGCCGGCGTTGATAGCCGACTGTGCTTCGGTACGGGCAACGACTGTGGCCCGGTTCTCCCACCACGGATTCCCCGTCACTACCATCACCTGCTGGACACGGGCAGCGAGCTGCGGCATCGACTCACCCGCAGATACGCCCTGCGTGATCTGGTCGGTGATCTCCCGGTACACCTGGTCCGGGGTGTTCGACATGCGGTTCACGGACTGGGTGAGATAGTCACGAACGTACTGGCCCTGGTCAAATGACGGGCCGGGCGGCCTCCGGGTGATGCTGCGCCACCCTGTACGCAGCGCCCCCATGATCCCGGGGGTGACGTCCTCGGCGACGCGTTCAACCCACACACCTTGCGCGGACAGGACGAACACCGGGTCAGGTGTCTGCCGTGCCTGCCGCCACGGCGCCATCAACTGCGGTGTGACCTGATCCACCCAGGAGCGGGCAGCGGCGAGCCAACCGCGGCCGATCTCGTCTTCACTGGCCACGGGATGCCATCCACTGTGTCAGGATCTCGTCTTCGTGGGGGATCCCTGCGTCGATGAGCCGGCGCGTGTATGTGTCGAGGTCCCACAGTGCGGCGAGCTGGGGGACGTGTCGCCATGCCCCGTCCAGCAGGTCACCGTGTCGGCCGTTGGGTCGTAGCTTCACGTGGAGCTCATGCCGCGGTACAGCGGCGAACTCGTCCTTCAACCGTTGGGTCTGCAGGAGCCGGTTCCCGGCGCGTTCGAGGGCGTACCGGACGGCGATGGACGCCGCTTCGACCGGCATGGTGGGCTGCGCTGCGGCGGTGATCTGTGGGGCCGAAGCTTCGATCGCCGGGTCGAATCCGAGGAGACGCCTGATCGTCGGGTCGGAGAACAGGGCAGGCGCCGCGAGAACAAGTTTCTGCGCGAGAGCGCGGAGATGCTGGTCCTGGTTCGGTGCGAAGTCGTCCGGGACGTGAAGCATCGTCAGAGCGGCTTCGGGGGTGATGAGGCCGCGGTCGAGGAGTTCCATCACCTTGTCGAGGGGATCCGGTTCGCCAACTAGGTCGGAGCCGTCGAACTCAAGTTCGTACAGTTCGACGTCGGGGACGCCGGCTACCTTCGCCACGGGATGGAGATAGGCGACGGTGAGGCCGTTGGCGATGGTGTCGAGGTCGGGGACGAGATGCCGCTCGTAGGCGTCCTCCGAGACTTGCTCGGCTGACCAGTGGTTGGACTCGCCCATGCCTTCGATCACTTCGCGAGGGATGTTGAGGCCTACGGCGAGACGCGCGAGTGACTCGGTGCGGAGGGCGATGACTTCCTTCGACAGTGGCGTTTCGAAGGTGATGTGCTTGAAGCCGTCTGCGAACTCGTAGGGGACTTCGGCGATGAGGGGGACCTGTGATGCGGCGGATCCTGGGTCGCGGAGGCTGGCGGACATGTTGCGGCGCAGTACGGAGGCGAGGCCGGCGTCTTCTTCGGGTTCGCTGTCGTCGGCGTCGGGGAAGTCCGCCTCGGCGGGGGTGACGAGGAGGCCGGCGCCGGCCAGGCGGGAGTCGAGGCGTGCGGCGATGTTCTGCGACGACTTCTCGATCTCGCGGAGGGTGGGGAGGAGCGCCCGCACGGGGGAGTCCGCGGCGAGTTGTAGTCGGGGGTGGGGGTGCCAGATCCGGATGAGGGTGTCTTTGGGGCCTACGGTGGTCTTCTCGCCGGTTTCGGGGTGGGTGAACTCGACTGTGTTGCCCTGTTGGAACATTTCGGTTCCGGAGATGACGAGCCATGTGTCGCCGTCGCCGCGGTTCTTCTCGGCGATGACGACGACGTACACTTCGCCGGCCATCTCCAAGTTGATGATCATTGTGCGGATGTGGCCCGGCCGCTTCGCCGGCCCACCGAGAACGGCTCCGGCGATGTCACGGATCGTCTGGTTCTCTGTGGGCCCCGTTGTGCGGCCCGTGTCTGGGTCGACCTCGGCAGCGAACATGATCGCCCGGGAGCACGCGTTGGCTTTCCACCCGGTGGCGAACCTGAGCTCACCGCACATGTCGTAGTGCCGCCACGCTTCGACCTGCCACCTGCGGTCACCGGCCGGGATCTGTCCACGCCACGCCTGCGCACCGTCGAACGTGTACCGGGCCGCTGATGCCAGCAACGACCTGCGCGCCCGCGGGAGATCCTTCGTTGCCTTACGGTTGAACGCCATCACTCACCATCCCCGGACATGATCCAGCCGACCATGTACGCCGCGGCGAGGACCGACAGAGGCCACACCGCCCACCAGTGATCTCCCCATACCCACGCCGCGGTGACTGTGCCCGCCGCAGCCCACATGCCGGCGCACCAGTTGCACTGCAGGAGTTCCGCGGCTTTGGATTCGATCCCAAGAGCGTTCACCAGGCGCATGCGGACACCGGCGGTGATGGTGTCGGTTGTGATGATTCGGGTGATCCGGGCCGCGGCCAGGACGGCAATCACGGTGAGCCATGGCGAGATCATGCCCATATCGTGGCACAGAGGCCCCGAACATGGGCGTCCCCCGTACACCGGGCAGTGGGTACGGGGGACGTCTGGGCCCCGTGGGGAAGGGCGTTTTCAGGCTAGCGGATGGAACCGCGTGGGGCGTGGAGCTTGGACCGTCCGCGGTTCGGCGGGTTGAGGAACATGACGGCGTACCGTGCGGTGTCCAGGGCGTGGTCGCCTTCCTTGACGGGTGTGTCCTGTTTCTTGTCGCTGTCTTCCCACACGTATCCGGTGATCTCTTCGACGAAGCTCGTGGGTTTCCTGGCGTTCTTAAGCTTGCGGTCGATGCGGACGGAGGAGTCGCGCATGACCATAAGCCTGGGCTTGCCGTCGCCGGAGACCTTCAGCATGGTCTTGAACTGGTCGATTCCGATCTTGACGCGCTTGTCCGCGGCCCTGGTCGACATGCCCAGGTGTTTGGCGAGGGTGGCGCGGCCTTCTGCGTCGTGGTCGCACACGACAGCGCGTGGCTTCGTCTCCTTCCACACGCCCTTGCTGTCTTGCATCTGGCGCAGTGCCAGTTTGGCCATGTCTTCGACGAGCATTCCGGTGAGGTAGATCTCCCGGAACATGATCATGCGGCCGTCGGGGTCTGTTGCCCACCACTGCATCACCATCGGGTTCGTGTATCCGAAGTCGACGGCGATGATCCGGGGCCACTCGTCGGGCACCGGGAAGTGGTCGATCAGGTGGACTCCTTCGTTCCACTCGTCGTACACCAGGCCCTCGGCTGCGGCCCACTGGCCGTGGAGGAGCCTGGAGCGGCGTACACCGGTCAGCCCGTCCAGGGTCTCCATGTACGCTGCGCCGGCCTTCGTCGGCGTGCCGTCCGCGTGGAAGTATCCGGGGTTGTCCCGGTGCAGAGACGTCAGCAGGCGCAGCTGCCCACTGTTCCCACGCTCCTTGATCCAGTGTGTGGGTGCGCCCGGGTTGCACGCACCCCACTGGGCCTGCCACGGGAGGACACCGTTGCGAAGCCGGGTCTTGATGTACTCCCAGTCTTCCAACGTCAGCTCGGTGGCTTCGTCGGCGAACGCGAGATCGTACTCGGCGGACATGATCTGCTCTGGCTTGTTCATGCCACCGACGACGATCTCCGACCCGTTGGCGTACAGGAACGCCGGCGGCGACTTCGGGGATCCGCCGTACCAGCGCAGCAGACCAGCGGCCAACGCCTCTTTGGCCACCTTCTTGTTGAACGTGACCAGCGTCGTCGCAGCCAGTGACACTGCGGTCTTACGGACCATGAGGCAGCGGATACCCGGGTTCGACAGGCACAGCAGATGCATGCGCATCAACGCAGCGTTGGACTTCCCCGTACCCGCCGCCCCAGCAATGATCAACTCTCGGTCACGGGACCGGAACAACTCACGCGCTGCGCCCCGAACCTCGAACCTGACCTCAGGCACGGCAGAACCCATCGCAGCACCCGAGTTCACCACACTGGTCACCGCGCTCCCACCGATCGAGACCATCCAGGGCCCGCTGGACGGCATCACGGATGGACTGCTGATCCATCTCGCGCTTACGGATCCGGGGACGAACCTGCTTCCGGTAGTGGCGTCCGTGCCGGCGGCGTTCCAGCACATCGACGCGCTTGATGCTCCGCGCGGTCATCGCCGGTTCTTCCGCTTCACCCGGTTGCGCTGACGCTGCCGGTACCGGGCGTCGAGGAACGAGCGCATGCCGAAACGGGCCAGGGGAATGCCGGTACGCCGGGCGACGAAGCTTGCGGTGCGGTAGCTGGCGCCACGAAGCCACGCTTCGGTCTCCGGGGCCATGTCATGGCAGCCGCAGAGGCTGTTCAGCTCCTCCACGGACATGCGTGGCATCTCGGTGACGGTGAACCCAGTGAGGTCGATGAGAGTGCCATCGTCGTCGTCACCGGCGAGTTCGTAGATCGTGTCTCGGGGGGAACACCACTGCGCGTCAGTCACTGGTGGGCTCCCCGAAGGTGACCGGGTGGGGTGTCTCCGGGGCGTTGGAGCGGACGACCATGCCCCACACCTCGACCATGCGGATGGCTTCGTCGCGGTCCTTGAGGCATCGGGCGACTTCGCCGTCGCTGTTGTTTCGCTGGCGACGCTGGATCTCCGCGTCCGATGCCCTGACGGCCCATTCGTGCATGGCGTGGAGTGCGTCCTGCCTGCTACTCATCGTTCATCCCCACGATCTTGTAGGTGACTTCCTGGGTGACTTGCTGCTGTGCAGGCTGGTCGAGGCCGCGGAGGCGGCGGAGACTCTCGGTGTTCTTCTGGATCTGGTCGGCGAACTTGATCAGCCGGTCCATGACCTTGAGCCTGTATTCGGGGTCTTCGATGGCCGGCCCGTCGGGGTCGTCGGGGTTGGCGATCATGCGGCCATGTTCGAGTTCGGCTAGTGCCTCTTCCCTGGTGTCTTTGAGGATCGCGCGCTCGGTCTCAAGCTCGTCGATCATGTCGGGGATGGCTTCCATGGCGGGACGGAGGCGTGCCATGTCGAGGCAGCGTCGGACGCGTTGGTGGGCGGATCCGACGCTGATGCCGAGTTCTTCGGCGATCTGCCGGTAGCGCTTCTTTTGGCGGAAGAGGGCAACGGCCTTGCGGTCGAGGTCGTCTGACTCCGCGGTCTGGAGGTACTGGCCGTCGCCGTCTCGCTCTCGTTCACTGGGCATCGTTCACCTCCTGAACTAGTGGTTTTGTGCTAGCAGGTTAGGGGAGCCACGGGGCGATGGCCGACGTCCAGGTGTTGGCGATGTGGAGGTACCCGGATTCGAGGGGGTGGGTGCCGTCTGCGGTCCAGTGGGTGGAGAGTTGGCGCATGTCGGCGGTGGTGACGCGGTTCGAGCCGGCGCGTGCGGTTACTGCGGCGGTGACCCATCCGTTGATGGTGGTGGTGCCAGCGTCGAGGTAGGGTCGGCGGTAGTGCTGGAGGAGTGCGCACGCGACCTTGACGGTGGGGCTGCTGGCGAGGATGGCGTCGATGAGTTGGCCGTAGCGGTTTTGCCAGTCGTCGGTGTCGGTGCCGATGTCGTTGGTTCCGAGGTGGATGAGGACGATGTCGGGTCTGGCGGTGGGGAGGGCTGCGATGACGCGCGGTGACTGGTGGCGGAGTGTCTGTCCGCCTTCGGCGATGACGGTGAGTTCGGTTTTGATGCGGCGTCGGGTGAGGTTGCTGATGAGCCAGGGCTTGTAGCCCTGTCCGGTGCCGAGGTAGTACTGGTTGTATCCGCCTCCGGGGCTTGTGGAGCCGGCGCCTTCGGTGATGCTGTCGCCTACGCACATGATCTTGAGTGTGGTGGTGGGTGGGGCGAGGATGGCGTAGAGGCCGTCGATGCCGTCGCGGTGGTGGGTGGCCAGCGCGTTCTGCCGGTTTTCGGTGTCGCGGTGGTTGTGGGCGGAGGAGTCGTCGTCCCATGGGACGCCGGTCTGGTCGGTCCATCCGTCGCTGGTGGCGCCGATGGCTTCGGCGGTGAATGCGCTGGGTGAGTAGGTGTCGGTGACGGTCGCGGCGTTGGCCTTGTTGCCGATGGCGAGCATTCCGGCTATGCCTGCGCTGATGATGGCCGCGCGGCGGGTGATGGCGTTCATGGGCGTGCCTTGTTCATGTGGTCGGTGAGGGCTTCGGCGTAGTTGCCGATCAGGTTCTGGGCGTGGGTCTGTGCTTCTTCATACGAGTAGCCTGCCACCTCTTCGTAGTAGGAGGAGAGGCGCGCGTGGATGCCTTCGTAGGCGGCGGACAGGCGTTCCGAGGTGTCGGTCATTGCTGCTCCTAGTGGATCAGGTGCCATGTACCGGGGGTGAACCCGCCGATGGATGGCCGCGTGGATTCGGTCATAGGGCGTCCTCCGATGGTTGGCGGCCGGCTTGTCGGGGGTCCTGGTGGCAGATGCCGGTGTGCCAGCTGTTGCCGTTGCAGGGGACTTTTTCGACGCCGCGAGTCCCAGGTACGGGGACAGAGACTCTGTGCGGGCATCGGTTGCAGCCTTCGCCCATGTAGGTTCCTCCACACCATCGAAGTTCGCATCCGTGGCACTGATTGTCTGTGCAGCCCCCGCAGGTCTGGCACGTCATGGTGCCCATGTCTTCTGGTAGTCGGGATGGGTGGCGTATGGCAGGGCGAGGAGGCGGAGGGCGGTGTCGATCAGATCCCATGTGTCGTGGGTTCCGTACTCGTCGAACGCGTCCAACTGCCGCCGTTTGGCGTCGACCTCGGCCAGCACCCGAGCGGGGTCATGACGGGCGATGTGGGTGGCCGTGTCATCCGCCGCTGCGGAGCGGTAGCGCGGGCCTACCGCTCCGGGCTGACCACTCAGGGCTTGATCGTGATCGTAGACAGCGACTGAGGCGACGGTCCACTGGTCGTCGTAGATGGTCCAGGCGCCCACGTCTCCAGCGCCATAGCCACGCCAGCTAGCGTGACCGCCGGCTGCCGCCCCAAGGGCAGTCCGCCCGTCTTCGTCGAGGCGGGCGCGGAGGAACGCGATCAGGTCTGCGGTCATCGGGTCAGTCTCCGGGGGTGGTCGTGTGAGGGGGGTCGCAGGGCAGCGAGTGGGGGCCGGGCTGCTCCCAGTTCTCGTCTTCGCTGTATCGGGTGTACAGGGCGACGGTGGCACCGAGGAGTTCGTTTTTGGCGCGGTCGACTACGGCGCATTGCTCGTCAGGTTCCCAGGTTGAGAAGCCGTTGGGAACGGCGATGCTGAGTTCGCGGGGTCCGTCGAGTTCCAGCCTGACTGTGATGCGGGGGCCGGCCTGAATGCGCTTTTCAATGTTTGCGTCCCAGGGCATGTTGGCGAGGATCTGGCGGAGTTCTTCGACGGTCATGGCTGCTCCTGGTCGAGTCGGGTTACGCCTTCGGCTTCGCTGGTCCATCGGGAGACTGTCTCTCCGCTGGTGGTGTATTTGGGGTCGTTTTCGTGGAGGCCGGTGTGGTCGTAGGGGAACCGGCAGTAGAGACGTTCCTCGGCGCCCAGGAAGTTGATCGTGTAGATGGACGGGCAGGCTCCGGCCGGCTGTTGGGTGGCTTCGGCGGTGGCGATCGTGGCGTGTGCGGTGGCGAGGTTGCTTTCGATGAGGGCCATGGTGCGGTGGAACTCGGTGTCCTCGGGGGTGGTGGCGGCGATGTACGAGCTGTGGTGTCCTTCGGCCCTGGTCGCTCGCCGCTTCGCCTCGGTGAGGTGGTCGGTCACTGTCCGTCCTTGATGGCGTTGTGGATCTGGATGAGTGTTTCGTTGATGGCGAGGAGTGCCTGTGCGGTGGCGCAGGCTGCGGTGGCTTGGATCATGGCGGCGTCTCCGGTGATTTGGTGGGTTGGGATTGGCCCGTTGGGGATGGAGACGAGACGCTCAAGGGCTCCCTTCACGTTGATGCTGGCCGCTTCGTAGTGGCTGTACTGGGTCATGGGATCAGTCTTCCTTCTGCTCTGCCGGGGTGTCGAAGCCTTGCCAGACGACGGATTGGCCGTCGCCTCGGGTGATGATGGTGGGTTCGGGGAGGGGCTGCGGTTCGGACTGCTGGTCAGGCATCGGGGTTCTCCTCCGGGGTAGGGCGTTCGTTGGTGTAGGGGCCGGCGGCGCGTTCGACGATGAAATGTACGCGGGGGGTGGGTGGGTTGGGGTCGCCGTGGGGGTAGGCGGCGGATCCGTAGGCGGGGTAGTTCCAGTACCGTTCGAGGATCTTGTACTGGTGGAATCCACCGGACGGTCCGATGACGTCGCCGACTGCAGGGACGTGGTGGGTGCGTAGGTCTTCGCCGTACCACGTGTTGACGTGGACGTCTTCGTAGTCGGTGTATCCGTCCGCGGCGGTGGTCCGGATGGTGATGTTGATCTCTACCGGTCGGTCGGTCATGCTGCGTTCTCCTTGTGGATGACGATGGCTCGTGCGGGGTTGTCGGGGTCGTCGATGATCGTGAACCCCTCCCCCACTACCGTGGCGGGCCCCTCTTGACCGCTTCCGTTGCTGGTCAGGGCGGTTGGGGTGTCGGTGGGGTCGGGGCCGGGAGAGGGTTTGTCGATCTTGCTGACCGCGGTGGCGACGTATGCGGCGTAGCACCATGCCGCCCCCGTGACGGGCATCAGGTAGGGCTGTTGGTGGGCCTGTTCCAGGACCGCGGGGGCGCCTTTCCAGGCGATGACGGCGCCCCCGATTTTGGCCGGCCACGACAGGGCTACAGCGCGGCGGGTGAGGTTCCGGGCCACGATCCCGGAACCGTCCCACAAGCGCTTCGCCGCGCGGCGTTGGATGGTCACCGGCCGACGCTGGTCTGCGTGATCGTGGTGCCGGTCTGGTCGGCAGTCTGCTTCACGGTGTTGAGGAGGGTGCCGAAGACACCGGCGCCGCCGTACAGGCAGACGGTGGCGACGATCGAAGCAATGACCATCTTCTTTGTCTCGTCGGTGAGTCCACCGGACTTGGCGCGCCACTTCGTGATGATGACTGCGGCGATGATGACGCCGACAATGAGGGCACCTCCCTGGGTCCCGGAGACTTCGAGATTGGGGGCCTGTTCTGGGGCGGCGAGCCTGGCGGTGTCGATGGCGGTGGCGAGCATGGGGGTCACGACAGGGTCCTTAGCTGAAAAGGTAGGGGGCGAGGAGGAGTAACGCGATGGCGAATCCGAGCCATCGGAGGCGGGTCAGGAGCCATGTGCGGAGTCTGCTGGGGCAGCACATGAGGAGCAGCAGGAACGCGACCGGCACACCTGCGCGAACATCGGATACGGGCTGCTCACTCGTGCTCACCCCACGCGAGTACGCCGGCCCGGTTGATGCAGTCGGGATCCTGACAGGCGTGGATGTCGGCTGCCTGCGAGTACCAGAGCGGCGTTCCGTGGACGGGGCAGACGCAGCTGTCGTCGCACCGGTGCGGGGGCTTCACCGTCCGTCCTTCCGGGTTGCGAGGTGGACGATTCCGGTGATTGCGGCGAACACGAGGGTGAGGGGCCAGACGAAAGCGGCTCCGAGGCCGATCATGACTGCCATGTCGATGTCCCGGCGTTCGCTGAGGTACTTCACCTCGATGATTGCGAAGGTGGGCCAGAGGATCGCGAAGGTGGTCGCGTAGGTGGTGAACAGGATCGGTCCGTAGTTCACTGCTGCTCCCGGGTCCAGCCGAAGTTGCGGACGATGTCGGCCGGCGCGGGGTCCGGGGTGGTGGTGCGCTGTCCGTACTGGTCGGTGTGGGCGGATGCGGGGTGGGCCTGCCGGTCGAGGTCTCGGTCGGTGGGGGTGCTCATGGTCAGCTCCTGATGAGTAGGGGTGCGCATGCGGTGAGCATGACGGTGATGAGTAGGGCTGCGTCTGTGAGGATGTGGCGCCATCGTCTTCGGTTGGTTGCGCAGAGGATGAGTAGGGCGAGGAGTGCCAGCGTCGCCCATGTGAGGGGGCTGCTCACGTTCGGCTCCTAGGCGGTTCGCTTGAGGGCTTCGACGTCGGCGCGTGAGTAGTGCTTGCGGTTGTTGGCGTCGATGTGTGCGCAGGTGAGCCGCGGCGTGCCTTTGGTGGTGCTGGTGTAGCGGCCGAAGGTGGCTCGGGAGACGCCGAGGATGCTCATGGCTTCGTCGGTGGTGATGAGGTCGTTGGGGAGGCTGACCATGCCGTGAGGAGTGGTCTCCTCAGGTAGGTAGACGGGGTGGTCAGGTTCCTCGTTGGGCTGCGCAGGGGGCTGCTCATCGTGACGAATTGCCTGGTCGGTGGGCTGCTCAATGGCGCGGTGGATGGCTTGCATGATCACGCCGAAGGCGAGGATTGATCCGAGGGGAGGCATAGCTGCGACGACGTAGTCGAGGAGGGGTGCGTGCGGTCCGACGGAGGTGACGTTGAGGGCGATCGAGGAGAGTCCGCCGAAGGCCAGGAGGAGGATCGCCCACCAGTCGACGGCTTTGGCGATCGCTGCGCGGAGGCAGAGGAGTTCACCGATGACGATGAACAGGTCGACGGTGGCGGGCCATGCCCATGCGCGCGCTGGGGCCTGCTTGAGGCCGTGTGCGGCGGCGGTTTCCTGGAGGTGTTGGTAGCTGAGCCAAAACGCGCCGGCGGTGAGCGCTACAGACGCTGCCATGGCGGCGCCGACGATGGCTCGCAGGGTACGCTCGTGGCTGGCCACGGTTCTCTCCAAGGTGTCGTGGCTGGGGCGCCAAGGGGTCGAGTCCTGGGCGCCCCTTCCCATCTCCGGGTGGATACCCACCTTAGCACGGGTTCGCCCCGGTCTGTCAGCCTTTGCGCAGGGCTCCTCAGAACGAGGAAGCTGGCAGGTTCGATACGCGTCCCCCGTGCTTCTCGGCCCAGATCTTCTGGTCGAGGTTGAGCAGTGCCTGACCAAGGTACTCACGGGCCTCGCGCAGGCTCAGCCCCCGGGTGGTCATGCTGATCGTCACATCCTCATCGTCCCGGTCGTCGATGACCAGGGTGATCAGGGGCTGATCACCCGTCTGCGCAGGGGTACTCACTGGTCCTCCTCAGGGGTGATCACTGCGTCGTGGATGAGATAGGCGATGCGCAGGTCGATCCCGGGCGGGATGAGGATGCTGCTCACGTACTCGGCGGCTTCCTCATACGCTGCGCACAGGGATGCCTCGATGCCTGCCGGCTCGCTCACTTGCCGTCCCCGTCCTTTCGGTCGTTGGGTACTCCGATGAGGACGGCGATTCCGAGGGAGATCGCCATCATGGGGAACTGGCCGAGGCCGAGGGCGATACAGACGCCCGCGACGATGGCTCCCACGGCTGCTCCGATGATGGCCTGTGTGAGGTGTCGGTTCACGGCTTGCTCCGGTGGGTGTTGATGGCGTCGTTGCGGGCAGTTTCGCGGTCGCCGTGGGGGCGCTGGCTGGTGGATCCGTCGCCATTGATCCAGGAGTAGTTGCCCTGGGGAGTTTCGTAGGTCCAGCCGATGCGTTCGGTTCCGTCGAACGTGGACTGGAACTCGACGGCGCCCTGGTGGGGGATCACCTGTTCGGCGGCGGCAATGCTGTTGATCTTCGGGATGGCCATCAGATCTCTCCCTTGCGGACGGCGGTGGCGACGTAGCCGGTGGTGACGGCCTGCCATTCGGTGGTGACGGTCCAGTTCCAGTTGTCGAGGACGCCGGTAGCGTTCTTCAGGATGAAGTCGCCGTCCGCCGCGTGCGGGACGCCGGTGGTAGCGGAGAACATCTGCTCGCCCGTGGACTCCCACAGCGGGGCGTTGTGGTCGGGGTCTCCGTTGTCGTCGAGCCGGTATCCGAAGATCTCGTCCTGCAAGACGACGACGACGGCGAACGGTCCGTCGAGGCAGCTGGGGTCGGTGGTGACCCACGCGGTGTAGTGGTTCATGGCTGCTCCTATCGCTGGTCGGGGAGTTCGGCCCATTCGGTGTGGCAGTTGCGGCAGCAGGGGTCGCCGTTATGGTCGGTTTGGGTGCGGTTGGGGTGCCGGCAGCCGATGTCTTGGGTGATGCGGTCGAGGATGGTGAGTTCTTTGGTCATGGCCCCTCCTCCGGGTGGATGTCCACCTATAGGTAACCACATCCGTGGACCGGTGGATACCCACCATGCGAGAATCACCCCATGCCGAACGCACCTCACCGCGACCCACAGATCACCACCCGAGCCCCCCGAGCCCTCGCCAACGCCGTATCCGCCCAAGCCAAACGAGACGGCACCAACCGAAACGCCATCACCGTCCGACTCTGGGAGTGGTACGCCGGCCTACCCGGCGCCACCCTCCCCGAACGACCCGCAGCCCCCTGACCGCGGCCCCCAACCGGGGGCCGCACCCGTTTCAGGCCTCAACGATCTCGTCTGGGCCGATCACCCCACGCGCAATCAACAGCGCGATCGCATGCTCGTTCGTCCGGGCGCCGATCTTCTGCCGTATGTGCAGCATGTGCGCGTGGATCGCGCCCCGCGTCAGGCCCTGTTCCTCGGCGATGCTTACCTGCGACCGGCCGTTCGCCACCAGAACCGCCACCGTCCGCTCCGAACGGGTGAGCCTGGCGGTCACGGCGCCACCTCGCCGAGCAAGGCGCGGGCCAGGGCGATCAGCCGGCCGAACTCCGGATCGGCCTCGACCTCGTCCGGTCCGACATCGAACGCGTCGGCATACCGAGTGCCGGACTCGATCAGCTCGGCGAGCACGGTTCCCACCCCCGGGTGCATCAGGGCGATGTAGTTGGCGTCGCCCTCGCCGCGCTCCTGGACGGACCGTTCGACGTAGAACACCTCGGGCTTGTCCGTGTTGGTGTCGCCGACGACGCCGTACTTGCTGCTGCCGACGATCATCAGGAAGCAGGCCGGGTCGTTGCAGTCCGGCTTGCAGTCGTCGGAGTGCCAGCGGGTCCAGGTCCACGGACCGGGGGTTGCGGCGGTGGCGGCTTCCCGCAGTTTGGTGGCCGCGGCGCGGAGCAGATCGGCGTTGGTGGGCTGGGTCATGGTGCTCCTTGGGTGGGGCCCGCAGCGCGGGACTGCGGGCCGGGGGTGGGTCAAGTGGTGGCGGGCACCAGGCGGAAGGTGCCGTCCGCGTCCTCTTCGATCTCGCCGCGGGCTTCGGCCCGGCTGACGCAGCGTCCGCAGAGCAGTCGGCCGTCGGACAGGTGCTGCCAGCCGTCACCGACCGCGCCGTCGATGGCGGCCTCCGAAGAGTCGAAGTGGACGATCATCTGGTCGTCGTTCTCGTAGTCGTTGCGGCACTCGTCGCAGGAGGCGGTGAAGCAGGTGTGCTGGCTGGTGGCCATGTGGTGCTCCTCGGGTTGGGGCCGCCGTGGGTGGCGGCGGCCGGGACAGGCGTCAGCGGGGCGTCAGGCGGCGAGTGCGGGACTGGCGAGGTGCTGGAACAGGCCGCGGCCGATCAGCTCGGTGTAGGCGGGCGGGATGGCCTCGGCGATCTCGCGGCGGACACCGGTCCAGTGGATGCCCATGGCCTGCTGCCACTGGGCGACGGTGCCCTTGCCGCCGCCGTTGCCGTACACCTGGAAGTACGGGCCCTCGAACCACTTGCCGTGGCGCATGCCGGCGACCCGGCCGCGGTGCTCGCGGTGTGCGGGCTGGTCCATGGTCCAGCCGCCGAGTTCGAAGTTGCGGTGTCGGATCACGGCGAGGTCGAACATCTCGCCGCACAGCTGGACGTCGACCCGCATGCGCCTGGACGCCCGGCCGACGGGCTGCTCGATGACGTACGGCCGTCGGACGGCCTCCAGTGCGGCGCGGGTCGGGTCGAGGAGGTCCGCGTACTGGTCGCGCTTCGCGGAGTTGGTGCCCGCGGTCAGGGTGCAGTCGAACTGGCACGGCGGGGAGACGTGGATGCCGTGGAACGCGGTGCCGTACTCGCGGATGAACTGGATGGCGTCGGCCCGGACGAACCGGATCTCCTCGCTGTTCGTCTGGCGGCCTGGGTGGTTGGGCTGGTCTTCGATGTCGACGGCGACGACGCGGTACCCGGCGAGGTAGTAGCCCATGGTGGCGCCGCCGGCGCAGGAGAACGCGTCGAGGAGGTAGCGGCCGTTCCAGGGGCGTTCGGGGAGCTGCATGGTGGTCTCCGGTCAGGTGGTCGCGGACGGGGCGGCGGCGGGGCAGGTCGGGTAGTGGCCCGGGTGGTACCGGGTCTTGCCGCCGCAGTCGGTGCAGCCGCCCTCCAGAGCGGCGCGCAGGTAGCGAGGCGGCAGCCAGGAGGCGTTGATGTCCTCGGCCGGATCGGCGGGCAGCAGCGCCAGGGCCGCGGCGAGTTCGGCGCGGGTGCGGTCCAGCTCGGCCTCCGCCTGGACACGCCGGGCCTTCTCGGCTCGCTCGCGGTCCATAGCGCGCTTCCATGCGTCGCGGAACCGGGTTGCCCGGGCGCCGTGCCGGTCCAGCTCGGCGCGGAGGACCTGCGCGGTCTCCAGCAGGCGGGGCGCGTGCAGGTCGTGGTTCGCCTTGAAGAACTTCGGCTGGTGGTCGTGCTCGTCCTGGATGAGGTCGAGCGTCCGCAGGTGCTGGCGGAGGTCGGCGGCCATCACGCCCCCTGCACGGCGGCCGGGATGCCCTGGGGGCAGAGGGCGCGGTGTTCGGCGACCTGTCGGCCGAACGCAATCGGGTCGGTGCTGGTGGCGGTGACGACCGTGCCGCAGCGGTAGCAGTGGAACTCGGCGGCGTCGAACCCGGACTCGGCCATGGGTCAGCTCTCCTGGGTGGCGCGGGCGGTGAGGAGCCATCCGGCGGCCCGGTCGATCGCGTCGGTTTCCAGTTCCATCTCGTGCTCGTCGGCGAAGTCGGAGTGGTCGCGCTCGTGGGCGGACTCCTCGGCGCGTCGGGCGACGATCAGTTCGGCGGCTTCGGTGAGGACCTGGTCGCGGGGCTGGTACTCCGCAGCGGCCCGGCCGAGCTGGTCCCAGACCAGGCCGTAGACCTTGCCGCGGGTGTACGAGTCGAGGCGGCCGGCGTCCTGGTCGTCGCCGAGTGCCTCGCCGATGGCGTCGCCGAGGAAGTTGCGGCCCTCGGTGAGGAGGTAGGTGATCAGGCCGCGGGCGACGCGGTCCGCGACGGCGGGGATCTCCTGGTTGATGATGGGCTCGACGGCAGTCATGGCGGGGCTCCTGGTGGGTCTGGGGCGGGTTGTTGCGGGCGCGGTGTGGCTGGTGACCGGTCAGCGGGTGGCGGCCCGCTGTGGGGCCGCTAGACGGGTCAGTCGAGGTTGCTGAGTGCGTCGTCGTAGCCGTCCCAGTTGTCGACTCCGGCGGCGTAGAGGGCGGCGAGGGTGGCGGCGCAGTGGATGGCGAGGTCGTAGCGGGTGCGGTTGTGGCGGAACAGATCGAGGGCGTCACCGCGGTCAGCGGGGCGGAGGTCGCAGGTGGTGACGTCCCATCCGCGCTCGTCGAGGGCGCGGTGGAGGTGTCGGCCAATGAACCCCGCCGAGCCGCTCAGGAAGACCTTCATGTCATTCCCCTCAGAGCCACGTCACGGCGGCGGCGTTGATGGCGAGGTGGATGGTGTTGTCTGCGATGATCATCAGCCAGACCGCCATCCACGGTGGCGTCTCCGGCGGGTAACCAGTCGCGGAGCAGTCCGCCCATGGCCGTCGCACTGAGGCTGGGCCGACGAGGTTCTTGGCCCAGCAGATATGCCGGGCGAGCCGGTAACGGTCGATCACGGCATGGGTGATGACGATGACCGCGAGCGCCGGGATTGATCGCGTGACGGCGACATAGGGCAGCCCGTAAGTCAGTGCGTGGGCCCACGCGGGCCACCAGCGCTTTGTCTTCTCGGTTGCCATCCAGTGGGACTGGAACAGGTAGTCGCCACAGAGGTGGGCGAGGAGGATGCCGAACGCTGTCATCGCTTCTCCCCCAGCTGGCCGAGGTTCGCGCGGGTGACGGTCCACTCGGTGGCGTTCGGGTCGCCGGCGCAGACGATGCACGCGGGCCGGTTGGTGACTGCGATGTCGATCTGGTCGGCAATGTGAACGGCACCGTGGATCTGCGCGGAATCGAGGGCCTTGCAGTCAGGGTCGAGGTGGTAGCTGGTGAAGCCGTCGACCACGTACGCGGTGTCGGCCATCAGGACACCTCGATGGCGCGCCAGCTGGCGATGCGGGCGATGTGGTGGGCGTCGGTGCCGTCGCTCATGTCGACGGGGATACGTGGGAAGTCGTGGAACTTCGCGACGGGCAGCGGGGGCTTGCTCACGCGGTCACCTCGCCGGCCTGCTTCTCGACGGGGTCGATGTGCTCCAGGCTGATGCCGCCCGCGTAGCCCTCGACCATGACCACGGGCTCGCCGTGGCCGAGGTTCCAGGCGTGGCTGCGGGTCGTGGTGTGCAGGGTGGGGACGTCGTCGCCGCCGATCTCGGGGCGGAACCCGGGGTAGGCGGTCACGGGGGCGCCGATCGGGTGGCGGGCGTTGAACTCGGTGGCGGTCAGGCGGGTCATCGGGTGCTCCGGGTCTGCTCGTAGGCGGCGATGATCGCGGGGAGGGCGATCGCGAACGCGTCGGTGTCCCACGCGCCGAAGAAGTAGCTGCCGGTAGAGGCACAGGAGGCGGGCCACTGGCGGCAGTTGCACAGGTCCTCGTGGTAGTGGTTGTTGAGGGCCCGGTTGCCGGCGTCGGCAAGCTGGTCCAGCAGGTCCGCGGGCAGGTTGTTCACGACTGGGCCACCCGCTGCTCCTTCTCCATGACCTCGGTGGCGATTTCCTGCTTCGTCCACTCGGCCGGCTGGTTGTAGAGGACGTAACCGTTGCGGCGGGGCTCGCCGGCCCGGGTGGTGGCGGACTCGTGGAGCTGGGTGAGTTCGATGCGACGCCGCCGCACGCCGGTCCCGTCGGGACGGACCGTCTCGACCTGGACCTTTCCGTAGCCGTACACGCCGTGGAATCGGCTGGGCTCCGAGACGACGCGGATCCTGACGGGCCCGTCGACGGGGTGGTGGCGGTTGCTGACGGACTGGTAGATCTGGCCGGCGTGGATGCTCATCGCGGGTCCTTGGGGTGGTCGTAGTCGTGGAGGGCGTGGTGTGCGGCGTGGGCTACTGCGAGGCAGCGGCGCTGCTGCCGGGGGCCGAGGTGCACGGACAGCAGCGGGCCGAGCTGCTCGGCGAGGATGGCGATCCGGCCCGACGGCATGAACGCGGTGCACATCAGGTCCGGGTAGGCCGCGCAGTCCTCACAGGTGCAGCCGGTCTCGGAGTGCTCCGCGAGCGTCCCGCCGCAGTCGTCGCACCAGCAGCGTGGGCACCGGTCCGGCTGATCGGCCGCGTCGGGCTGTGTGGTGGTCATGTCGGCCTTTCAGGCGGTCGTGGTGGGGGTGGCCGGGCGGTGGACGCCCGGCCGGCGGGGTCAGGCGGGCGCTACTCGACTTCGTCGCGGACCCACTCGGCGATCTGCTCGCCGGTCGGCTCCAGCCAGTACGTGATGCCGTGCGGGCAGGTGAGGCCGGGCTTTGTGTAGGGGCCGATGACGAGCGGCGGGACGGTGCGGATGGTGATCTCGGTCTGGTGGTCGCCGCAGACCTTGGCCCAGTTCTCGCGGAGGGTGGTCTCGCACTCGTGGGTGAAGGTGGCGGCCGGGAGCGTGGTCATGTCGGTCCGTCCGTTCGTGGGTAGCGGGTGCGTGGGTGGTGTGGCCCGCTGGCCGGTCGCGGTCACAACCAGCGGGCCAGGCAAGGGGGTTAGCAGGTGCGGGCGGTCCGGCGGGCCATCAGACGGCCTCGATCTCGCCGGGGGCCATGGAAACGCCGAGCCTGTGCACGTCGCCGTCGAGGAGGACGCCGTAGCTCATGACCTTCTGCGTGAACTGGTCGCGGAAGACCGCATCGACGGTGCCGATGGCGCCGGTGGGAATGTCGGGCTGCTCGGGGTCCCAGTCGGCGGACTCAAGGTTGATCAGGGTGCTGACGCGCTGTCCGACGGTGAAGGTCATTGGGTTCTCCGTTCGGGTGGTGCGGTCTGCCGCCCGGAGCGGGCGCAGGCGGCAGACCAGCTGGTGGCGGGTCAGTCGATGCGGGTGACTTCCGGAACCCCGTCGTGCAGGACGGGCTCCCACTCGTCGCCGATCTCCAGGCCGTTGTTACGGGTGCCGGCGCACTGGTGGCAGAGGGAGGTTCCTTCGTGCTGCTCGATGGCGAGTTCGGCGATCTGCTCGGGGGTGGCGTCCTCGGGGGCATCGACATCGACGGCGATGTTGGCCCAGGTCATGAGCGGAACGGTGTAGCGCGGCATGGTGTTCTCCGTTCGGTGGTTCCGGTCGGCCGCCGGAAGGGGCACAGCGACCGACCGAGTGGTGGGGGTCAGGCGGACGGCAGGACCGGGACCTCGACGACCGATCGGAGGGTCTTGTTCCACCGGTTGGTACGCGGGCTGCGCACCATCAGCTGCCAGACGCGTCCGTTGCTGGTCTGCCAGGTCGTGGCCAGGTCCCAGCAGTGCTCACGAGGTTCGCGCTGGTAGCGCGTCTCTGCGGCAAGCGCTTCGGCATGCGCGGTTTCGAGGTTGTCAGTAGTCGCGATCGGCCGTTCGCCGATGGTGAGAACGAAGGTGGTGGTCATGGTGGTCTCCTAGGCGGCGAGGCGGAGGCTGATCGGGTCGATGAAGTGCGGGGCGGTACGGCCGTCGAGGAGGACCAGAACCCCGTAGCGGCCAGCGCCGAAGTAGCGGTTGCCGTGGACGGTCCCCGAGAGGCCGTTGAACTTGTGGGTGACTCGGTCGCCGGGCTGGAACGTTCGGCCGACGTTGCTGGTCAGCTCGCCCTCGGTCATGTCGGGCCCCGTGTAGTCGGTCATGGTGGTTAGCCGATCTGGTAGGCGTCCCGGTTGTAGGTGTCGTTGTCGCGGGTGAGGATGACTGACAGGCAGTCGTCGGTGTGGCCGCAGGCGTTGCAGCACGTGCCGCAGTCGCAGTCACCGGAGTTCATCGGGGCTCCCGGTGGGTCTCGCGCCAGTGCTTGTTAGCGGCTTCGCAGGCTGCGCCGAGGTTCCTCGGTGATTCCATGGTCCAGTTGAACCCGTCGCACTGGTCGCAGCAGATGTACGGGGTGCCGTCGTTGTTGGCGCCGATGGCGAACAGGTGGAGTCGCGGTGCGTATGCCTCGGAGCGGATGATGACGGCGATCTGCTGGCCGTTCTTCGCCACGTACAGGGGTCCGGGGATATTGCGTTCGGCGAGTCCGGTGATCATGTGGCGCATGGTGGCGGACATGTCGCCGAAGTCGAGGGTGCTCACGGGATCTCCTCGATGTCCAGGATGTCCAGTTCGAAGCTGATCACGAGGTCGCTTCCCTCCTGCTGCATGGTGATGTGGCTTTCATCAACGCCGAAGGGCTTGGCTGCTGCTGCGGCGAGTTTTCCCATGGCGGGAAGTTCGGCGATCTGCACGGGAAGTTTCGTGCAGATCTTGATGGTGACGGTTCGGGTCACTGGTCGCGGCCGTTCTGTGTTGGGTTGACCATGGCCTGGAGGAGTTGGATCGCAGAGTCCTGAAGGATGTTGGTGGTCGGTGCCAGGGCGGCCCGAGCGGCGGCCCGAGCGGCGTCCCAAGTGGCGTCCCGAGTGGCGTCCCGAGCGGCGGCCCCAGCGGCGGCCCCAGCGGCGTCCCAAGTGGCGTCCCGAGCGGCGGCCCAAGTGGCGGCCCGAGCGGCGGCCCCAGCGGCGTCCCAAGCGGCGGCCCGAGCGGCGTCCCCAGCGGCGTCCCAAGTGGCGTCCCCAGCGGCGTCCCCAGCGGCGTCCCAAGCGGCGTCCCAAGCGGCAACCCGAGCGGCGGCCCCAGCGGCTTCCCGAGCGGCGGCCCAAGCGGCCTCCCGAGCGGCGGCCCGAGCGGCGTCCCGAGCGGCGGCCCCAGCGGCGGCTGCCTTCACCCGCGCCTCACGAACCACCGGACCAGCAGACCACGCAGCCGACATGTCCACGATTCGCCGCAGGCCCCGAAGCGCCTGCGCCTCGGTGGCAAGGCCGGCGACGTCGAGCCATGCGGGGGTGTAGGTGCGGATGAACCAGTCGAGAGCAAGGTAGCCGCGCGTTTCGTCGTGTCCGTCGCCTGCGGTGCCGAGCATGAGGGGGGCGTAGGGCTTGAGTTCCTGGCGCTTGTCGTCGGGCAGGACATCGTTGAGGCTTCGGCCGTAGGCGCCGAGGACGGGGCTGACACAGGTGGGGTTGTCGGTGTGGGGTTCGCCTGCGAGCCAGGCGACGGCTTCCAGGAGGCAGACGCCGTCTTCTCGGGTCTTGTGGGCGCCGGTGTCGAGGGTGATGAGGTTCAGGTCGATAGTCACTGGTCGCATCCGTTCTGCTGGCCGGGGATCTTGGGGATGGGGGTGATGAGGGCGACGGGGATGCGCTGTTGGCCGTCGGTGAGGAGGTAGGTATTTCCAGCGATGGCGCCGTTGATGATTGTGCGCATCTTGTCGCGCAGTTCGCCGATGCTGACGGGGATGGGTTCGTTCATGGCGGGGTCTCCTGGTCTGTTCAGGCGATGCGCTGTGCGGCAAAAAAGGCGTTGACGATGTCGAGCTTGGTGCGGGCGCTGTTGGGGTTGGCGCCGGAGGCGGTGACGGCGTCGCGGATGGCCTTGTCTCCGGCGGTTTCGATGGCTCGGGCCTGTGCGGGGGTGGCGTTGGGGTTGGCCTTCTTGGCGGCGCGGATGGCCTTGTGGGCGGCGATGAGGGCGGTTCCCTGTGCGGTGCGCTTGAGGGCGGCGTTGGCGGCAGTGCGGGTGCTGTGGACGGGGCTGAGGGTCATGCCGGTGGTGACGTAGGCGGCGCCGTTGGCGGTGTTGAACACCCAGCCGAGGGTCTTCTTGTTGGTGTCCTTGACGGCGCGGAAGGTGTTGGCGTCGGTGTGGGTGATGCTGGCGATTTCCTTGGCGATGTTGATGTTCATGGTGGGTGCCTTCCGCTCCTCTGGGGTGATGAGAACTATCATGACAGGTGGATATCCGCCCGTCAAGTCCATCACCCGGAAACGCCAAGAGGCGCCCCGCCGAAATCGGGGCGCCTCTCGTGACGTGACACCAGACCCAGAAACGCCGGCGGAGTGCAATCCGTGTCGGCGCCCGGAAGCGGGACTGTGCTGAATCGAGCGTAGCGCACCCCTGGCAGCCGATCAGCCGCGCTGCGCCCCATCACCCGCGCCGACCCGCGTTCGCCCTGCAGGCGCCCGTACGGCACTGCAGGTGGCCGGTTCTAGTGGCATTCACCGTTCCGTCACCCGGACATGCTTGGAGCCGCATCCGATCATGTGACATGCTCACGAACGCAGCCCCCGCTGTGCTTCCCACGAAGCTGCACAGCAGGGGCCCCAGCAAACTAAGCGGGACCGTGGATCACTCATCTATCCACGGCCCCGCTTTCTGCTACCCGGCGCGCAGCTCCTCGCGCCGGCATGCCGCGCACAGCTCACGGCCCGTCTGGTTCCTCATCCGGCCGTGACAACGCGCGCACCGCTTCGTGCCGCATCCCCACTCTTCTTCCCCGGTGAGATTCGTCTTTGTCGCCACGGGGAGGACGCTGGGTACCTCAGGTTGAGTGACAACCTCAGGCATCGTCATGGGGTAGTCCATGGAATAACCCTGGTAGGTGGGGGGCCTGCCCCCCTGGGTGGTAGGGGGGCAGGCCCCCCAGGTGGGTAGGGGGCCTGCCCCCCTAGGTTCGGGTTCGTCTTCGGGTGGCTCCTGGTCCCAAACGTAGGGGGCCTGCCCCCCTGGGTTCGAGTCTTCGACCTGGGGGGGCACGCCCCCTAGGTTCCCCTGCGCTGCCTTCGCCCGATCGGCGCGACTTCCATCGCGATCCGGCCGCACCCGGGACGACTTCTGCAGGAACGACTGTGCCGCGCCCCAGTCCGGAAACGGCGACAGGAGCAACGAGTAGAGGACCGCCACTCCAGGCTTCGGGTCCCCGACCTTGCACATCACGCCTGCGGCGATGGCGGCGTTCACGTACCGTCGCGCGTCCTTGACGTCGACCCGGGCTCCTTTGGCCAGCTTGGGCAGCGGGATCGGCTTACCGCCCCTGGCGAACCGGAGGTGTCCGCTTGCGTCTGCCGCTGATCCGGCGGCGTACAGGACGGCCACGAAGCCCCCGGGGAGCAGCGATGGGATGTCCTGCGCCCAGTCCCAGAACAGGCGTTGCCGCCATGCGTGGGCCGTGCTTCCGGGGTTCTTCTCGGGGGTCGAGGGTGTCTGGTCCACGGCGCCTACTGCTCGGCCGCGCAGGCCGGTCCCTGGTCGAGCAGCCTTTCCAGGAGAGCGATGGGTACGACGGCCACGTGGTCGATGTTGTATCGCGTGAGGATGGTGACGGTGTCGTCGTCCCTGGCGTCCCGCATGATGTCGGTCAACTTGTCGCGGGCCTGCCGGCTTTGCATTCGCTTGATCTTCATGGTCAAACGTTAGCGCTTGTGTTGACACAATTCCATTGGTGGCGCCAACCAATGAGCCAAACGGGGCCGGTCCCTAGGAGAACCGGCCCCACCCCGCACACCCCCCGACCGAAAAGGGGCGCACCACCACACTCCACCCACACCACCCGACGCGCCACCCCGTACGGCCAACCAGACCAACCCCGGAAACGCAGAAAGGCCCCCCGGCACGAACAGGGGACCTCTCTACAGCGGCGACCTCCACCACCCAGCAGGCTACTGCGGGAACCTGATCCCCGCTTCCCAAGCCGGCGACGGTAGGGCATTCACCATCAACGCCCCCGACTCCCGGTCCAACCGCCGCCACTTCCGCACCAGCGTCCGCCGCTGCGCATCCGTCAACCGGACACACCGCTCCAACACCGACACCACCCGCGCCTCCGACGCACACCACGTCAGCCAGTGGTCCTCAGACGACTTCACCACGTCCCCCAGCAACTCAATCCGGTACAGGTCACCCATCGGGTACTTCGACGCGTAGAACCTCGCGTACGGCCTGTCCGCACACGCATACACCATCTGCGTCTTCGTCGCCGGATCGATCACGTTCCCGTTCGCGTCGGTCCAGTCCTCACCCGTCGCACGTGCCACACAGATCGCGCACCCGTCGACCACGTTCGGTGCATGCGGCACCAGAACATCCCCGGGCTGCTTACCCGGCACGCCACCGTGGAGCAGGATCACGGCATGACTCCCTTCTCCATGTGAACCTTCGCC